ATTATTCTCAGACGATATATTTATCGTTTTAACTATTAAAGTGTGAGAAAAGTAGCTTTCTGCGCTACTGGAGACGCATGAGACTATAAGTAGCTTTTAGTTTGACTATAAATTTATACATAAAAAAATGGCTCTTATGCATCACGCACCGGAGCCACATTCACTATTTAGCGTTATGATATTTTTGTCAATACTTATTGCATCTCCATAATGGAATTTGACAGCAATTAGAATAGTCTGATAACATAGAGGCATCGCCATTTGAGTTGTACACAACCCATGGTTTATTATTGTATTTGACTACTGCGCATTCGAAATCAGCATGAACTTCGCCAGTAACTTCATTATCAATATGAATATGAGCTGTTGTTGTGCTCGTCATTCTGTATTTGAAAATCCAGTTTTTAGCTAAATATTCCATCCAGCCATCATACTTAACATCGTCTTCGATATATGGAATAAATGTTGCTTCTATTAGGTCATATTCACCTTCAACATATTCCCAATCACTTATAGAAAAGCCAAATGGAAACATTGCTGCTATCTCTTTAGCTTCATCAAGATTATCGTCATCTAATGGGTCTTCGCCATACATAAGATAGTAAAAAGCATCATTAGATAACTGAAGCTGTTTAGCTTTTGTGTTATCGAGTTTGTAATGCATTATTATTCGAAGTATACTAATATTCCATATTTTATTGCTTTTACGTGCAAAAATACGCTGCGGAAAATATCGCGTGTAATAGCATAAAATAAGCGCGCAATAGCGTAAATATAAGTTATTGGGTTAAGCCAATTCAATTTAAAGTTTGCTGTTGCACCATAATAATATATGTTATCTTCTGCTATTATATTACGTAATTTTATTATACGAAGTACATATAAGCAATGCATAAGCTTACTACGTTTACTTAGTGCGTTAGCTGCTTTGTTTATAAGTTCTTTATTATACTTAGCCATTTGCTTGTGATTTAAGTTCTTGAATTAATTTATCATACCAAAATGGATTTTTCTTTACAAGTTGAAAGAATGTTGAAATTCGTGTTAACTGCTGTGCTATAGTGACTTCTCTTTTAGTACGCGTATCTTTGTGCCTATAAAAAGCTACAATAGCTTTGTCTATGCTTATGAGTCGCTCAGGCCAATGTTCAGTCAATATGTTTTGAATATCGCACGGGTGAAAATAAAATGGTAAATCAAGTGTCACCTTAAAACTATAACCGTTGCCATAACCTTCACTTGCTTTGTATGTAAAGCCTATATTTGGTATGAATGATTCTTTATATTTATTAAATGCATAAAGTAAATCTGATGGAATAATAATCTTAAGCATTTCTGTTATTCTCTTGTTTATGTAAGACTCATTTTTAACCATGTTTTCTGTGTACACATCAGTTAAAAGCTTTATCAACAGTTTTTTGTGTGCGACACTGAGTGGTGCATTTAAGTCTATAAACGTTGAATTGATAGCTTCTTGGATAATCTCTTTTTCACGCTGTTTACGTTCTGCTGATTTTTCTTTGCGCGATTCTACAGAACGTTTACGAGCTTCATCAAGAGTAATTCCACCAATCTTTAATTCATCAGCAGCATCTTGCGAGTTTATATCCTGCAAAATGCTGCTGAAATCTTTGTCAGAAATTAAGCTCATAGTCCTTTGAAAATAGAGACTTCATAACTCTATATCCTGCCAGCGAATTGAATGTGCCATAGTAAGATATAGCTAAAACGAAACGTGATACAAATCGCAATACCCAAAATATGAAATATATTGGGAAGTACATAATGCCAAGCAGCACCCATGTTATATGCTTAGCTACATTTTTTACCTTGTTTGTATTATTCATTTTCTACTAATTTTTATGTGATAAACTAACGCTATTATATTGAGTACAGGGAATAATGCAATAAATACTATTTCACCAGGCTTTTTGTATATTCTGTATAATTTCTCTTTCGGTATAAGTAAAATAGATAGCGCGCAAAGAGTAACAGAAATAAAATATAACAATATAAAAACTTCAATCATTTATGTTTCATGTTAAAATGGCGTTCGTATATATGCAAATCATGAGCAAAATGGCAATATTCGCCCATCTCTAAGCCGAGTTCACTTGCTACATATTCCTGTAATTTACTAAAGCAATATGTGTCATTGCAAAAGCCGTAAACAAGGTCATTGCTTCGCATCATAACATTCATACATAGCTTGTTATCTCTTATATCAAAGCCAACAGCCATTGTGCACGGCGTATCATACGCATATTTATCCTTTTCTTTACCATCATAGATTGAAATCCAAGCTTGACGAGTATATTGATTGTCACGTAATTGCTTAATGCATTTATCAAGTTGGTTTCCACGCTTCCATTGATAGCCATAGTTAGAATTAACTAAGTTATCGCCGCCATGCATTTTGTCCCATGTCGGAGCATACTTTTTTATTTTAGCCACTGACGGATTGCCAGATAAATACCAAGCCCATTCTCTCTCAGCATACTTGAGACTAAACTTACGCCACGGCGTGGTTATGACTCTGTCTTGAGGATTTTGAATAATTATGCATACATTGTATAAAGCCTTTGTACCAACATTAGTCAATATGCCTTGCTGCATAATCAAATCATATAAATCTTCAAATGCTGATGTTGTGTTTTTATACGCTAAATTCATATATTATCCTCCTTGTAATCTAATATAAGTATAATGCCATAGTCAAACCAAAGTAGTTCATCTAATTCTTCTTTTGTTTTGCAGTTATACCTACGCATTTCAGCCTCTAAATCAATAGGACTTTCAATGTGTACTTCATCATCTATTATATCAATAGGACTTTCAATGTGTACTTCATAATCTATTATATCAATAGGACTTTCAATGTGTACTTCATCATATATTATTTTTGTCATAGCTTTTTATTTAATATGTTCCGGTTGAACCAAAACCACCAACACCACGTTCTGAAGCTTCTCCATTGTATAGTTCATCTTCATTGCTTACCTCTTCTATGTCGTCATATTCAACTGGCACAAGAATGAACTGCGCAATCTTAAAGCCTGGCTTAATAATAACAGGATATCTACCGACATTGATGATATGAATGTGAATTTCGCCTTGGTAGTCTGCATCAACCACCTTAGCACCAAGAATTGTAATTGACTCGAAAGCTTCAGCCTTTGGCTCGCGCTCTGCTTCAATTACTGCGCGTCTTGATGTTGTTACGCCTGACTTCTCAGCTGCTATGAGCATAATATTATTTGCGAACTTTGCTTTAACGCCAGAAGGAATAAGCATATCTTCATGCGGCAAAAGAGTTTTTTCTGTGAAGTCATTAGGCACATAGAAGTCAATGCCTGCTGATAGGTTAGTACCTCTTGTGGGAGTCTTAACGTCCCTTACTTTTAAAATTTTCATAGCTTATTTATTTAGTTTATATTCTATATCACTTATTTCCTTATCGAAGTCTATTATATGGCTATAACTAAGGCCAGCATTCAATTGCCTATATGCAGTGTATACATCTTTATCATATAAGTGCAACGAAGCTATTTGCATACGTATAAGTCCTGTTTTTAGTATTTTATACTCTTCCAAAAGCGCTTTATATACTTCAAAGTAAAAAACAGAGAACATGAAAGCATCATAAGGAAGTAATGTAATAAAATTGGATGAACGCATCTGAACGACCATTTCAAGACGTGCGTCTCTTATAAAAAACTGTATAGCATTTGTGCAAAGCTTATCAATTTCAAAATCATTTATAGCTATTGAATTGTCATTAATGCAAAAACATGCTCTACGCGACTTATGGTTTTTCTTTAGCTCATCTATACAGAACTTTAGGCCACCATTCTTGTAAGCATAAATACCGTAGTTTGAATTAAAGTAGTCATGATTTTTATCTATACAGTTTTTATACTCAGAAAACATATCAATTATAGAAGCGTCTTTGCTATCTGCTTTTTTGTACCAAGCAAACATCTTTGCTGCTTTTTTAGCATTAAATAAGCATTTACATTTTGACATTACATGGTCTGTTACAGGGTTGAAGCTAAAAGAAAAGCCTATAGCTTCTGTATAACCAGCTTCATTTGTAGCAGTATTTACAAAACTCTCATAGATATATTGCCACCGCTTATTTGTTATTAATAAATCACTCATATGCCCAAACTGTCTATAATAACACTGACAATATAATCAATAGAATTACACTGTGTATTGACTTCAAAAAAGAAGTTATATAAAGCAGCATAGTTATCGCATCTGCACCATAAGAGTGCTCTGTTTATTGTACTTATACCTTGATACTCATAGTCTTTTAGGTATTCAAGCTCATGCGGACGATATTTATCAGAGCCGTCAATTATATCAATAGGCTCAAACTCAAGCAACATATCATAACCTCTATTGAATGCATCCATAGCGTGTTGCCTTGCTACAAAGTTAAGATTACACAACCGTATAATCTCTGTTGTATTAAGGCTACTCTTATCTATGTAGTTCTCAATATAAAATATTGAGTCAGAGATTGCTCTGTCTACAAGATATATCGCTCTGCTTGTATCATTGAACGCATTGCATTCTTGATTAATTTTAGCAGAGATTATTTGCTCCTGCACTTCAAGGTATTTATGCGGGTCTTTGCGCAGTTCATCAATTGGAATTTTTGTAACTTCACGCATAAGCTCACTGAGCTTTATAACTTTGTGGCCTCTTGCCTCTAAGGCTTCAGCGACTTTATTAATTGTTGTTGTCTTACCAGAGTGACAACCACCAGAGAATGCTATTACTTTTGCCATTATAATATAACTACTAAAATTGGGCGTTTTTCATATTCTATATGTTCGCATTGGTATTTGAAATTACGGATAATATCCATAACGTCAAATACTATAGGATTGCCATGAGCATTGAAGCTAGTATTGACAAGGCACTTAGCATCACATATCTCCTCAACTTTATAAAGAAGATTGACCATAAATTTATCATCCTGAGAAACTATTTGAGGACGACCAGTAAACACATCTTGCTCAAGAGTCTTGCGGTGCATTACGCCACCGTAAGTTTTGCTATAAGGCTTTATATAGTCGTGCGTACAAATCATGTATCTGTCAGAGCCAACTACTCTTTCAAGCTCATCTGTGTCAAACAGCTTAGCAGCACTTTTATATGTGCATACTGGAGCGCAAGGCATAACCTCGTTACGGTTATTCATATTGTTGTTTGTTGCAACATTCTCAGTTGAAGGGAGCATCAAAGTAGATGTGTTGCATAAAGCACGCGGACCAAACTCCATATTGCCTCTTACAAGATTTATTATTCTGTTATCAGCTATATGTTTAGCTATGACATTAATAAACTCATCACTCATGCTTTGTGCTTCGTCAACTATGATAACATTCTCAGCATTACCTAAAGTCGAGAGTAACTTTTTAGCATTATACATACGACGCTTGCCCCAGCAAAGTGTGCCAAATTCAAATGGCTTTTCCTGTGACCCAGCTATATAATTATACATACCTATAGCGGCTCCTTGGTCACCTGCAAGAGGCATAGCGCAAAAGTCACCTTTTATAGAACTGAGTACTTTATTGTTGAGCTTTACGTTATAGAAGCAGCCACCTACAACACATACATCATCCATCTTGAACTCATCTATGAGCATTTTGAGCACGTTCTCTACTGTCTGCTGAATGAAGTATGCGATTGCGCAACGAGCAGCGAAGCTGTCTTTGCTTAAATCATCAAAAGGCTCAAGTACTTTGTTAAATTGTTTGTACCAGTATTTTCTGCATTTACTGAGATTATCAAAGTCGATAACATCATCTGTTGTATGAGGCAGCTCATATATATCTTTCAGAATATGTTTTGCAAGGTATAGTGTTGTGTGCATTATGCATTCGTCTAAGTGCTTTATTGCAGCTTCATTGAACTCTTCATCGATATGAGCTTCGTAACCGAGGAACTTATACTCATCTTGGTTTTCCTTCATACCTACGTATGCTGTTGCATATTGGTAGAATAAGCCGAGTGATGACTGATAGCCATACGTTCTGTGTATCAGTTCTGGCGCCTTATCGCCTCTTCTGCAGTATATTGAGAGTACTTCCTCATTTGTTCCAAAGCCATCAGCTACTATGCAATAAAGAGGCTTATGAACATTATTGTTATACTTGTGATAGTCATAGAACGCGTAAGCGCTATATGCATGAGCATCATGATGTGTGAAGCCGCTGTCTGTAACAAAAATGTAATTTGGCTCATACGATATAAGCTTCTCTATATCATTAGCAGTCATATACTTGCATGCATTAAGTATTTTATCAGAAGTATTATGATTAAACCAATGTGATACACATATAACGCATTTTTTCATTTTGTCAATGCCGATGTTATGCTCAATTTCATTTATTGCATCGATAGGAAACTGGCTATCAGTTTTAATGCCTGATAAGCGCTCTTGCTCGTAGCCAATTACATTCTGTTGTTCGGCTGAGTTATCTACAAATATTGCAGATGAGCCGTGTCCAAGTGTTAATAGTAGGTAATTCATATTAATAATATTGTTTAAAAGTTTTATGCTGTAAAAGTAATAAATATATATGACTTAAACTGTTAATTTCTGTTAAAAATACAGGTGTTTATTGTTAAATCATGTTAATGGATATTCCTGTTTTATAAGCTGATTGCAATACCTAATCACTCCATAAAAATCTTCTTTTACAGCACTTACAATTATATTTGTTTGTGCCTGTGAAAACTTATTTGTTTTACAATATGTATATGCTAAGCCTAAGCTAGACATAAATTCATCGCCTTGCTCATTTAGCTCTATAGCTAATTTTGCAAAATGAATTGCTTTATCAATATCTTGTTTTCCATTTTTATTTTTATACCGCGATATGTATTTCACAATACACCCTTGTATAAAGCTTAGTTTTGCTTTTACAGCAAACTCTACTGGTTGCATAGCCATACTTTTGTAATGGCCACCACCAACTTGTGTGTCTAATACAGAACTCATCGTTTTAATTGTTTTTTGTATTTATCAATTTTAGCTTTTATGCTATTCATAAGCTCGTTTTGACTTCTATTCTTGCGCTTAATAGCTGCAATAACATCTTCATCATGCGTACCTTTCATTATCAAATGGTTAATGATTACGTGGTTCTGCTGTCCTTGACGGTATAGACGAGCATTAAATTGTTGGTATAATTCAAGTGACCATGTTTGCCCAAACCATACAATTATAGAGCCACCAGCTTGAAGATTAAGTCCATGACCAGCTGAAGCTGGGTGTGCTAACATTACTTGTATCTCGCCAGCGTTCCATGCTTTAATGTCTTCTGGCTTTTTTAGTTCACGAGGCTTATATGCTTTAAGATATTGCATTATTCTATCTCTATCGTGCTGATATGTCCAAGCAACAAGCACTGATTTGCCATTAGAGTTCTCTATAATTTCTTTTAGCATTTCCAGTTTAATCTGATGCACTTCATGAACATTTCTATCTTCATCATAAACTGCTCCATTAGCGAATTGTAAAAGCTTATTAGATAAAGCAGCAGCATTTACTACATTTATCTCTACAGGCTTTTCTACTGCTGTATCAGTATTTTTTAAATCGTCAGTTTCTGATTTTATTTCGTCAATGAGCTCAAGCACCTTTTCTCTTTCGAACTCTTCATATTTCTTTTTTAAAGCTTCTGGTAAATCAAGCTTTATAAAGTTATCAGTTCTAAAAGGCATTTGTAAATAGTCATCTGCTTTCATGCTGATGCAAATATCTGCTATTTTATTGTGTATAAGCTTTTCTGAGTCTTGTAATAGATTATACGAATAAACAACATTTCCATTAGTCTGACCAGGACGGAAGTACATATTTCTATATGCTGTTATAGTTTTACCAAGGCGCTCGCCTCTATCCATGAAGTATATCTGTGGCCATAAGTCAATAAGGCCATTAGGAGCTGGTGTACCAGTTAGACCAACAAAACGTTTGAAGTATGGCTGAGTTACTTTTAGTGATTTGAAACGTTGTGATTTGTAACTCTTAAAGCTACTAAGCTCATCTATTACTATCATATCAAACGGCAGTCTTGAACCACCATAAAGAGCACAGAGCCAAGCTATATTGTCTCTTGATATGATATAAATATTTGCTTTTTTCTTTATAGCAGCAATACGCTTTTGCTCTGTGCCTATAATCTTAGAGAATGTAAGATGCTTTAAATGTTCCCAATTTTCAGCTTCTTCTTGCCACACAGATTCAGCTACACGCTTAGGTGCTATAACAAGAACTGAGTCTATCTCGCAATAGTCATACATAAGCTCATCTATTGCAGTCAGTGTTGATACAGTTTTACCAAGTCCCATCTCAAGGAAAACACCACAAAACTTGGTATTTATTATGTGGTCAATACAAGCTAATTGGTAATTATGTAAGTTTGATTTATTTAGCATAATGATATAATACCATAAATTCAACAAAGTCTTTAACGCCTTGCACGCTGTCTATTACAAAAACTTCAAAGCCGAGTTTTCTTAGTTTTGTGTGCATATACAGCTGTATTTTCTTTGGTTTTTCGCCAGTAGTCTTTAGCTCTACAAATGCAATTTTTGCACCTGGAAATAAGCATAGTCTATCTGGTAACCCTAGTATATGATTGCATAGTAGCTTTATACACATTCCTCCATTGAGCTTAATAAGCTCAACAAGTTTTCTTTCTACAAGCTTTTCACTATCAACACTCTTCATATATAAATGTTACATCTTTACAATTACGCTGCTCTATAAGTAACTTTCTTAATGCTTCTACCTGCTCTTTTGTACCGCATGACAGATAAGAAGGCTTTTCAATATCTCTACTATTGTCTTCGTAGATATATTTTATTCGTGTAATATTAAACATAATTCTTTAATAAATTTATTCTAATTCGTCTTTTTTACGTTTATAATATTTCTGCTTGCCATAGAAATCAAAATTTCCTGTAGAAGGCACAAACTCCCAATTTCCAAGTGAGCGAAGCATATCATTTATCTCTCTTGTATTATATCTGGACATATCTGTTTTATCTTTGCCTAAGCATTCGCACCATATTTCGGCTATGCATACTCGCTCTCTTCTTATTACGCCTTTCTTAGCAATAGGGTCATCTAACCAAGTACGACGTTCGTATAAGTCTTTACTGCTCCAATCTTCTGGCAAAAGCTTTTCAAGATATGCTTCAATAACACCGAGGCGTTCATCAGTAGATGAATGTTTGTGCTGTTCTGCTCTTGCTTGTGCTGCTACTTGCTCATCGAAATAAAGCTTTTCTCCTGCTTTCCAAAGCATATAAGCTTCAGCCCATATCTGGTCTACTTCATATTGAGTCAAGTCATTAGGCACAGATTTAGTTGCATTCTCAGGCTTTATATCTATAGGATTGAAACGCCTATTGCCAGTCGGGTCTTTTAGAAAATCTGTATTATTAGTTGAGCCAAAGAACACACATTGCCTTTTAAATATTTCAACTGTTCGGCCATAAGCTGGGCGGAATTGGTCTTCACATTTTGATATGAACTGTTTGATGTTTTCTGCTTCAGACTTTTTAAGAGCAGAGAGCTCAGCCATCTCAATAATCCATGCTCCTTGTAATTGTTCAAAAGCTTCTTTGCCTTGAACAGTTGAGAATGTATCTGAGAACCATTTATACCCAAGTTTTTTAATGAAAGTTGATTTGTATGTGCCCTGTTGGCCTACAAGAATTGGAACCATATCATATTTAGTACCTGGCACAAATACTCTGGCAACAGCAGCACATAATGACTTTCGCATTACAGCTCTTGTATAGTCTGTGTCTTCAACACCAAAATAATCAATCAAAAGAGTATCTATACGCTTCTCATTATCCCATATCAAGCTTTCAAGATATTTTCTTATAGGATGAAAGCCATTACGTTCTACTTCAATAGCTATAGAGTCATCAATCTTTAAACTTGAAGTTATGCCATAGACACATTCAATGTAGTTTCTTATACCTGAATAGTCTAAATCACGCATTGGTTCTGGCTCGCTACTGTCTAATTTTCTCCATGGGCTATCACGTGTAATATATCTTCTAAAATCAAACCAGTTAAGCGACAATAAGCCTTTTAGTACTTGGTCATTCTGCAATATGAGATTTATATTAGGTGCTGAGTTATCATATTCACCTTTAGAATTAACTGATAGCTCTTCAGTCCATGAATTGTCGTAATCTTCATCTAGCTCAATTGGCACTTCAAAGTCTAATCTTGCTGAAGCAAACTTCTCATCTGCGATAACTCGCTTTGTGCGTTTATCTGTAGATATAAAGTCTTCCATTGCTTTAGTGCTCTGTCTGTCATCTTTGCCTTTATCAAGATGGCCAAACTTATGAATACGAACAATATCAAAAGCATTACAGAGTCTTCCACCAGCTGGGTCTGTGCCGTGATGTGAGAAAGCAAATTTATCATCATATATTACTACACCGGCTGCTGTTGAACCTTTTATATATGTAAAACGGCCATCGGCTGTCTCTTCATATACATCTGGCAAAAATGTATTTATTGCTTCTTGTATTGTGTACGTTCTGCAAAAAATACCTACTAAGCCTTTCTTTTCAAGTGGGTCTTCTTGCTTTTCAAGTTGTGAGTGAATAACATCATCGTATGTAGTAGCTCTTGGCCACTCATTTATATCATGCCAATCATCATACGTTGCAAGCACTTCATCAGCATCAAGAAATTCTCCATCTTGCACTTTAAAATAGTATTCTGCATCTGAAGATATAGATGGCCAAAACATCAATCTATTTATCTCAAATGTTGATTGGTCAAACAAGTCAATATTCATATCACCAGCTATTCGTCTGGCTATTGGCTCATACTCTTCAGCTGTCACTTCTCTATTTAGAGGAATAATAAGACGGTGTCTCGGTTTAGTCGGTGATGATTTATGAGTTGAATGAATAACTGCTGCGCAGCTATAAAGCATTGTGAAGTCCCACCAGAAGTTTTCATGTGAGAAGTCAATATCTAATGCAATAATCTGCTTATATGATACAGCTTCTTTTTTACGTCTACCTCCTAATAGATAACCACCAACAAAACCACCAACATCTTTTATCTTGCTTTGCTCATCTTTGCTTGCATGCATGAACTGAGCATAAGTCTCATTTGTTACTACTGGTTTAGATAGTTTATCTACTATTTGACTCCAATTTAATTTTTTATTTTTCCAGACTCTGCTATTGCCACTTAGGCCTACAGCAATGTCAAGCTTTTCATCATGAATCAGTTCCATTATTAATCTTTCATATAAAATTTTGCAGTGAAGCCAGCTGCATTAAGTGGTAGGTCAGATGCCCAGCTTGGAGCAATTGACATAATACGTATCATTTCATCAAGCCAGTGTTCAGCATTCTCTTCTGGTATTTCTGCTATTGCTTCATCATGTACATGCATTGTTATACCAAAACCAGCTGCTTCTAAGTTAAGCATAGCATAACCTATAAGGTCACGTGATATAGCTTGCACAATATTCTCTGTTAGCTTACCACCGTAAGTATCTACTTGGCCCCAAGCTTTTGTTTCCTGGTTCATGCCTTCATAGAACAATGTACTTACAGTCTTTCGGCCTACGGTTTTGCTCTTAAATACAGGATGATAATAGTACAATGCTCTATCAGATGGTAATGTAATCATTAAGTAATCGCCATTGCAATTAAATTTAAGATTGCGCGGTGTACCTATAACTTCTCGCTGATAACGAACAGCTTCATGAGCACATTTTTCAATCTCACGCCAAAGTGATACAATATTAGGATTAGAGTCACGCCACAGCTTAACTATATGCATCATTTCTGCATCACTCATACCCATCTTATCGCCCCCCATTCGCTTCATAGCACCTAATGCTCCTTCATAACCGAGAGCAAGCTCTGCATTCTTTGCTTTAGCTCTAAGGTCTGAGCCTTTTGTTATAGCTTCAATAGGTACATTAAACATACGAGCACCAGCAGCTTCATAAATCTTACCATCACCTCTAAATACTTCCATACGCCACTCTTCATTAGCAAGCCATGATACTACACGTGCTTCAATAGCTGAAAAGTCTGCTACACAGTACATCATGCCTTTCGGCGCAATGAATGTTGGTCGTACAAGCTGTGACAGAACATCAGAAACATCTCCATAAAGCATCTCTACAGCTTCCCAGTCTCGCTTACGAATTAATTCGCGTGTGCGCTTTATGTCTTCAAATTCAAAATGATTTTTGGACAAATTCTGCAACTGCACTAAACGACCAGCCCAGCGGCCAGTTCTATTAGCACCATAGAATTGAAAAGTGCCTCTGACTCTATCATCAGCCATTGCACAATTTATCATTGTATAATACTTTTTAACAGATGAACGCCCTAACTTCTGTCTATTTTCAAGAACTGTTACTAATTCTTTGTCTTTATGTACAGCGTCAAGTTTCAATAACATCTTAATAGCATCTGCCGCCATTGATTGATTTTCGCAATCATAAAACTGTCCGTTTGCTGTTGCAAGATAAGCTTTATCTTTATCACTGAGATTATCATTTACAAATTTAGCTTTATATATGCCGTACCATTTTTTAAGTTGAGCAACTGAATTAGGATTCTCAAGGTGTGTAATGTTCTTACTCTGTTGCATAAGCATTTCAGTGTAAATAGCATCAACATCAATAGCTGCTTGTGCTAATTCCTTATCAATCAGAATACCTCTATCATTTATTTTCTGGTCGAGTATATAAAGCTGTCTTTCAAATGTAGGTATCTCATACTGCTCAAGCAAGCGATAAATCTCGCGTTCTGAAAGCACATCATACTTATTATATTCCTTGTATAGCTCCCATTTCTCAGGAGCATCCCAAGGCATATTGCGTGTACGCATTCCATTTGTTTTTGTTGGCTTACAAGGGCAAGAAAAGAACTTAATTAATGCTTTACCAGTATCAAGCTTTTTATCTTTTATGTCAAGCACTTTTGATAATTGGTCAAGGCCAAGTGGTAGTCCGCAATATGCAGACTTAACTAATGAGCAATACCAATTATCAGTTGGTACGTCATAACCTATTCGCTTAAATGAGTTACGTTCGAATGTTGCATTGTGAGCATGTTTACGAATAGACTCATCAAACAAGGCCTCTTCAAACTCTTCAGGAAGTTCTTCGCCTTGTGCTAAGTCTACAATAGTAACTGGCCCATCATCGAAAGCATACCCTACAATCAATATTTCAAAATCAGGTGAAGCAATGTATTTATATGCTCCGCATGTTTTAATATAGACAGAGGAGTATGTTTCTATGTCTATGAATAAATCCTTTGCCATAATTGTTATTTAAGTTAAGTTGTAGGCAAGGTGGGAGTCGAACCCACTAATTTTGTCCACATGGCGTATACATACCTCTCGCCTTACCAGTTTACTTACATGAGCTCGTCATCCCATGCGTTCTTTCCACCGAAGTCTTCATCTGCGGTTGAACCACCAACAAGAGACTCACCGTCTTCAAGCTTTTGGAGGTTATTCAAACCAGCAGCGATGCCTTTAGACTGAACATTAAAAGCATAGAAGTTGATGGACGCACGGCCATAGCAACCAGAGTAGAACTCTTCCTGACTCATAATAGGATTAAGTTCCTTGTCTACGATAGTCGGCTTGCGGGTAGAGCTTGCATTGATGAACATCATGCCTTCATATACAGGGTCATCGCTGCGCTCTTCATCTCCGTCACGCAAAGGCACTTTAAGTGTAGAAGGTATTTTACCGTTTTTATCAGCAATCTTTGCTTTGCCTACAACCTTTGCTGCTTCAATAGCTTTCTTGATTTTATCAAGAGTCTTTTTGTCAGACTTAGGGATGAGGATACAAACGTTGTACTTAGGAGTTTCGCCATCGTTCATAGCCTGAGGCTCGAAAACGTTACAGTAGCAAAAACGTACTTTACCAGTGATTACTTTAGTTGTTTCTTCCATTTTGTTTAGTGTTTTTAAGTTGTTAAAATATTATTCATTATTGCTGAAATCAAGTTGAGCTTGTTGAATGCCCATCGCTGGACGTTTATCTTGCAATGGTACAAGAGTAGGTTTGCCTTGAGGAGTTACTACTACATCTTTAAGCTTTTCAAAGAACTTCTTTTTGCCTACAAGCTTCTCAATAGCTGTTATGCCATTTATTTTTGTAGTTGTTACATCAGCTTCATCAAGTTCCGGGAATTGTTCAAAGATAATCTCAAGAGCTTTATCTTCATCAATCCATTTGCGTCTGCTTCTGCCTTCAACAAGCTTTAGGCCGGGCCATTGTTTGTTCTCTTCAATAGCTTTTTTATTAGCATATTCTGCTATAGAATTAGCCCATTCAATAAGCTTTGGTGTGCGCTGAACTATATCAGCTATTTCATCATCAGAAAGTAACTGTGGCTCAGCGAATTCATGCTTTGCTATTTCAAGCTGTTGCTCGTATAGCTTTCTACACCTATTGTGTACAGCACAAAATCTACACCAATCACCAGCATTTAGTTCGCCTTCTCCATTAAAAGCTAATTCAGCTGTAGGCACTAGGTAATCTTCTGCCCATCGCAAAAGCTCTTCTACTGATATTTGCCAACTAGAGATATTATTTATACGTGGCTGACAGATTGTTACTAGAACTTCATTGATATCATACATTGTATCATACTTACGAAGAGCACCAAGTGCGTAAAGCATAAGTTGCTTATTCCAGTCAGCGTATACAGGAATGCCTTTGCCATATTTCAGGTCAATGACTTCCATTAAGCCATCACTGATTATAATTGTATCAGCTGTGCCAAAGCTCTCAGGTACATATTCAGTCAAATCAAGTTTCTGCTCAATCTCGATGATTGCATAATCATTGTTCTTTTTGGCTTCAATGTACTGGTCTTCACAATAATCTGTGTATATAGGCACAACTTCAAGCATTTCATCATTGAATAGCTCGTTTGCCATTATATCTTCAAGACTTCTTTCAAAATCTTCATCACTTATATTTTCAAGAACATCTTTTCTGAGATAAAGCTCTGCCAATTCATGAGCAAGTGTGCCTTCTGCTGCGTATGATGATGACGTTGACTTGTCACCAAACTCTTCTTCAAGCTTTGCTGATGGCGTGCAATTAAGCCATCGTGAAGCTCCAGAAGCTGATAGCAAAGCATGCGCTCGTTGGCTATGTTTCTGTGGTTTAGCGTTTGTTGTTTGCATGCTCATAATAATATCCATTTTCATAACCTACAGTTACTTCAGCTGCGCCAGTCTTTTTAATATAGTTAGACATGCTTGAAAGTAAAAGTGAGTATATATGGTGTAATTCCATATTTTCCTTACGGAACTTTATTGCTGCTCTTTGCAGCTTTTTTTTGTTAGCCATTACAGTTGTTCTAAGAAGTTATACATTTCTTCGTATTTAGCAGGGTCAAGCTTAGTGACTGAAGGAGCACCAAACTCTTCAAGCTTAGCTTTAATAGCTGCGCGGTGGTCATTGACCTTTTCTGCAAGTGCTTTACGCACCTGGTCAATTTTGATAGCAGAAGATGCATGGGTACTGTGGGCAGGTGCAGCAGGTGCCGATGAAACATTGCCCGCAGGCTTTTGTGTCTTGGCAGTCTCTGCACTCGGCGTAGGGACCTGCTGTGCAGTTGGTTTTGAAGGTTCAACGCTTGCTAATTCTACATTTTGCTTAGGCTGTTGGCCAAAAATGCTTTTTAATAAAGCCTGAGCATTTTCTGAAAAGTTAATGTTAACATCAACTGAGATTTTAATTGTGTCCATAAATTTAATTATTAGTGTTAATAGTCAATTCTGTTATGTGCTGAATGAACTCATCGAGTGTCATGTTAGGCGTGAACATTTCCTGTTTTATCAGTTCATTATTCTTATATAATGACAACCATGCGCCATTATAGTTCAACTTAGCTTTATAATCGCCTTTAAGGAAAGTCAAGCATCCGTCTTCCATGCTACCTTTCCATTTGTCAATATCGAATAAATCACTGGTAAGCACGCCGGCTAATTCAGCAAGTGCTCGAAGTTGTTCTGTGTTAATAGTTGCCTCGCCTCTAAGCACTCTGTCAAGAGCAAGCTTTTTATACCTAACTGTAGGAAATAAAGCTTTAGCAACTTCATTAACATCAAGCCTGTAAAGCTCTATTACTTTGGTAATGTTAAATTCTTGTGCCATATATTAATAATGTTTAAGTTTAATTTTTTCATGCTGTAAAAGTAATATTTTTAATTGATATAAAAAAATATTTTTTAGTGAAAAAGTGTTAATCATTTGTTAAAAATCATAACTGACTGATAATCAATAGATAAACAAAATAAACACAATAAACAATCGATTGTTTACACTCAACTCATTGTAAATCAGCGCTTTATAGTGAAATAAACAATGTAAACGATAATTTTATATAATATTAGAAGCTATTTTATAATTTCTCAATAGCACATGATGGCTATTACAAAATTATAAAATAGCTCCTGGAATATAAGGAGATATTGTTTATATTGTTTACATTTTTGATAAGTATATGAAAATCAACAGCTTATATGTAAACAATAATATAAGCATTGTTTCCAGCAGTATTACTTTATCATGATAAATTCAGCTCCTACCACTTCTGTATTCGGATTCTTGCTTATAATATCAATTTTTTTAGATTTATAACCGAATAGCCAAGCTGGCAACTTTATGAACCAAAACTTCTTTTTTTGAAAGCTTTCAGTTATTATGAGCTCTTCTCTGTTAGCTATATCTAATAGAACTGAATCAGGCATAATTATACCGCTCACATCAGTCCATTTAGATTTGTAATCAAAAGCTTTAAGCTGTGCTTGCTTATATATTGTATCATGAATTGTTACTGGCACTTGCTCAATTTTTGTTTCAATCTTAACATTGCTAACAGCCGCAAGTTTATCTGCTTTTAGTTTTTTAATAAGTGCAGCATCTTCAGCTCTATATTTTTTATATTCACTTAGTGAAAGGTTTAGCTCGCCTATTCTAGCGGCATTAATGCTGTCATCAATTTTATACCTCTCAATATCTGATAGCAAAGTTTCTTGATTTGTTTTAAGTAAATTGTTCTCTTTGCGTAGTTTGTCTACTTGTAGTATGGCCACAATTGCTATAGCCAAAAGTACAAATAATATCAATGTTCTTATTTTCATATTATTAATGATTTTAATTCTCCAGAGTGAACTCGCTGGAGCGCTCTGGACGCGCTTTTATTTTAGAATTATTTATTAATCGCCTTAAGTATAAAAACGTCTCAGAATAGCTCACATGAGCTCAAGGACGTTTTTTACAGGCTATTATGCTATTCAAGAGTATTTTCTCACGTATTCTTTAATTCCTTGTACATGCAACCTAACAATTGCATCTCGGCCACATGAAGATAGTAGCCAGTCTACATTGTCTTTGTTGTCCATAAAGAAATTTTCTGTTAAGCATGCAGCGCATTTAGTCTTATAGATAACTGTGAAATTGCTTTCTACATCTCTATCGCCATCAGCAAGGTCAGTTTTTATTAATTTGTTTTTTGTAATACCAGGGAATAAAGGCGGCAATATACTTTCAGCAGCATCATATATGCAATTAGCTAACTTATCACCTTGGGTCTGACCTTTAGACGTAAAAGCACACCAATATGTAGCATTACGCCAATCACCATTTCCAGCTGCATTAACATGAATTGATACCATGCAAACGTTTTTTGCACCTAGTTTATTGCATATAGCATTTACTGTATTTGCGCGTGCAGTTAAGCCTGGTTCTTTTTCGCTAGTTGTTGTAAGCTCAGCATCATAGCCGTCAGCTTTGAGTAGCTTTACTACTTCTGCACATATTTCGCGACCATATTTGTACTCGAGTAATCTTCCATCAGGAGAGCGCTTTCCGAGTACATCTATACCGTGTGGTGGGTCAATTAGTATTTTCATTTCTCTTTATCGTTTAGTGTTATTATTTTTGTTATCTCATTAAGTATTTCATGGCCTTGTTCTGCAGTTGCTGCTTGCACAATCTTTTTTACTATATCAGGTACATCTGCTGCATGAGCTTTTTTGCGTTTACTGTTTTCTATAACAGATTTTCCCTCAATGTAAATTACAGCTATAGTACATAGAATTGTTGCGAATGGCACTATATAGAATGATAACAAGCTTCCAAGTATATCAAACATAAGAGCAAAAAGCATTAGCCTAACGTAGTCACCTATCTTTGTAACAGTCCTACGAAAACCATGTGACATAAGTGCTTGGCCTAATGCTTTTGCTGTAGTTATTCCGCTCCAGAAGTCCACAATACTACTAACAACCATGAAAAACCAGCAAACTAGTGTTATGCCAACTCTAATAGCTATGAAAAAAATAAGTGCGTCAATATCTTTAGCTTCTATGAGTTCTAGCATAATTACACGAATTTTTCCCAGTTAATATTTATGGCTTTACCAATAACGTCAGCAGTCCATCTGCAAAAAATCATTCCATCATAACCATCTGGGTCATTTGCTACTTTATAAGCAGCTCTGAGACATGATGCTTCATCTTTTAAAGGGTCAGGATAGAGGTCTGCGTAATACATATTGGCAAGATATGCCGCGTCTCCATGTGTTACATGATTAGGAATAACCAGGCCAAGGCCTTCCATTGACTTTTTGACTTGAGAAGTAGTCCATGTATGTTGTTGGCCATTTGCGTTTTCCATCATTTTACTTGCATGCTCTGCAAGGTCATCTGTAAAATGGTAGCCATGCTTTTTAACATACTCTAAATATCCTTTTGCAGACATAAGAGCATTAGCTGTTTGCTCATAAGGCAAATCAAGTTTATGCTCATTATGCGTAGTAGCTATTTTACTTTCTGCTACATCATAATGCTCATTATGGTCGCACGAGTGTTGCTTTACTATAACATATTTTAATTTACGTTCCATGTTAGCTCATTTTCTTTATGAAATCAGACATCATTTTCTTTAGCTCGTCTACTGAGCCTTTAACACCAGTTACAGTTTCTTCTATAGCGCTAAAACGCTTTTCTGTTTCCTGCTTCTCTTTGTATACAGGATTGAGTTCTGCAAGTAAAGAAGATGACTTTTCAAGTACTTCTTTTTGGTGGTCTACTGAGGCTAATACTTGTTCAGCAGTATTTTTCATAGCCTCAATTTCACTTGCTAAACTCATCTTATCTGTAGACAAAATAAGATTGCCAGCATAAGTAACCGAAAGGTTTTCAGGAATTACATAAGTTGCTGTTTTACAATTCGCCTCAATGGTAATATCTATCACCATCTCAGTCTTGCCTGTTTTCTGATTCATCTCCATACGAGGAAATGGCACTTGAACTGCTTTACCTTGTGTAAGGCTTAAATCCTGTTTATTTAGAATGTATACAGGATAATTTTGTTTAATGTCTTTGAATAACATAGCTTTATATTTTAATTTAGTTAAACACAAAAAGAGAGCACCTGAGGAAGTTTCTAGAAAACCTCCTCAGGTAACATTTAATTATTTACACAGCAGCAGGAATAGTTACTGTAAGAGAGCTATTGATTGCATAGCAGCTGGATTTTCCGCATACTATTTTAATCAAGCCTTGGGTCATTCCTAGCTGTGCTATAGTTACAGATGCAGGAAGTGTAGTTCTACCTTGGAATGCAACCATAAAGCGCTCATTGATTACCTGCGTCTCAGCTTGACATTTGCAAGCATTAGGTGTAGTAATCGTAATTGTTGCTACAATAGGTACGAATACTGTTGTTCCGTTAAGAACAGGCGTCTCATTCCTATAAGTAACAGTTGCAAATGGTTGATTGGTAGAAGTTGCGCAAATACAACGACACAGTTTCTCCTTAAATGTGGCCAAGAATGCAACTTGATTTGCCACAGGAGCAGCGGCTAAGCCTACTGGCGATAATGTAACCATGATATTACAGTTTAATTATTAAACATTATTGGCCACAACCACATCCGCAACTATTAACATTGCAACCACAATTACCACCAAGACGAGTCAGCAGCAAATTGTTTTGACGCTCTTGAGACAATTGGAATTTGAGGTCTTGAATTTGCAAGGCTTGTTCATCTTTCCAATGATTGTTCAGTGTGTCAATGATACGCTGAGTGTTCGTGTTTGCATTATTGATAATGTCACAAGTTTGGCGCTGTGTCTCATAAGATGTTGCAGCAAAGCCTTGAGTGATTGCAGAACCGAGGTCACGTTGGCCATTACGAAGTTCACAAGTGTCTTTACAGTTCTGAAGCTGAATATCAGCACGGAAGTCTGCAATCTGGCGTTGAGTTTGGCAGCAACAGTTTTGAATAGCTTGAATAATATTGCAATCACCAAGGTTAACTGCATTGATAACGCGCTCAGCAGAGAAACCAACTTGGCCAGCAACTTGTTGAATAGCAGCCTGAACATCGCAGCAGCACTTCTGAAGAGTGTTGAAGTCAATATTAAGGTTTTGTGCTAGTTGACTTATTGCAAATGCATTACCTTGAACAGCAGATTTAATGCAATCTGCGTTCTGGTTGTCTTGCAACTGAGTGCGAATAGCATTGAGCTGGGCTTGAGTTTCTATACCTTGTGTGGCATAGCCAGCGCCATCTCCATTGCCCCAGCCAAAACCGCCATTGCGGAATAACGCAAGGAACATTAGATACGCAAAAGGATTATTCATCCAATTGTTGTTCATCATGACAGCCATAGGGCCAAAATCGTCTCTACGGTTATTACCTGCCAGAATAGCTGCTACTAGTGCATTGTCATTGTCACCTCTGTCGCAACAATAGATTTTTTCTGTAGTTTCCATAAAAACAAAATTTAAAAAAAGTTAAATAATAAAGTTAATTATATAATTCTGCAGAAATTATATTAAGCTTTTGCTAAAATGATTTGTGGATAGCCATCAAGCCAATCTTCTATACCCATTGAAATAGCTCTATTATAAGCTGTTTCGTGCAAAGTAATAATGATTGATGCACTATCACCTAGTGCATTATTCACATCATTATACATTATCATAAACAATATAGAGTCATAACTCAAATTTGGTGACCCAGCAAACGAGATGTTCGCTCTAAGTCCGTATATGCGGATGTTTTCTAGTAATGGCAAGTTAGAGAATGTACCATAAGTGTACTTAGTGCAATTCGTACCTATAACGGCAATTTGCGAAATACCGTCTTGGTTGCTTGTGCCTATGATTTGCCGCAACTTAGCACCATCAGTTATGCATCCTTGCATTTTGGTTGGCGCGAAGAAAAAACCAAGGTTAAGTACTTCCACATCATCAGTCACATTTATGTTGTCATAAATATAACTATTTCTAGCACTTGGGAACTCAAAGTTTGTACGACCTATGATTTGCGAGCCATTGATAGCACCAACACCAACGAGACGGTTATTGTAGATAGTGAGCATCTCATCAAAGGTCAAATCAGTAATGCCATTAAGCGCATATTGGTTAGTAGACGCATCATAAGTAGCGCCTGCGTTAATGAACAAGTCACTTAATGCACCATATCTTACTTCAACGGAAGATATTTTCCATGCATTTGCCACGCTTTGGTCTATTGTGATAGTGCGCTCTCGGCTACTAACCTTGTAGGTTATTGCAAACACGTTGTAATTAGTTGATAACCCAGTATCACTATAGGCAAACGGCTCTATAGCAATAATTTCAGCAACTTCATGATTAGTCATAATGACATTTGATGCTCTGCTTGCTAATGTATCACCTACTTTCGGTAATACATACTTGTTAATGCTCTCTCCACCAACAGAGATAATCTCCTCAAAGTATGTTGTAAGTGCTTTGTAGATTTGTGCATGAGTACTTGACTCATTTAAATTCTCAAACAACTTAAATGAGTATACATTATGCTTATTATCTTTTGTATCAATGTATTCTCGCAAAACATCATCAGCATCAGTTCTAGCATTTTGTTCTTCATTTATTTGTTCTCGCAAAACATCATCAGCATCAGTTCTAGCATTTTGTTCTTCATTTATTTGTTGTTGAAAGTTAGTGAACATCGTGTAGACAGTGTTACCATTATCATCTACGATGCCGTCAATGTGGCTCGTTGGGTAGAATATTTCACCTTGAGCTGTTTTTAGGTTCTTAATCTTGCGTGCCATCTTCTTGTGTTTTTATTGTGCGAGCCGTCAACTCCGCCTTTGCACGTTTCTTGCAAGCCTCGCAATATTCGTAATACTCCGCAAACTCCGTAGGCTTCTCGTAACGTTGGCGCAATATACTCAACTCACGGCTCTCGTCATACCGCTCGCGAATCAACGCATTAACTCGCTCGCTATACTCTGCGTCAGTAAACTTCGGCACTTCGTCAACCTCCTCGAAGTCTGCCGTGCCGTTCTTGCCCATAATGGCTCGCTTGAAATAAGCCTCCGTGCCTATTCGATGCAGCCACTTGCCCTCGGCTGCAACAATTTCTTTGCCAATTGTTTCCATATCTCAAAATTTATTCAGTTGCTAAAGTGATATTCTTCGATGCCGCCAAGTCAGCAATAGCCATCCATTCTTCCTTAGTGCCACCGCTCGTTTCGTAGTCCGTTGCCGTTCCGCTCAGTCGGTTATACATATTCGCTGCCAACTTGAACACACACTGCCCATTCGCATTCTGCGTGGGTATCTGCGTGAATAGATAGTTCGTGCATTCATAGTTAAGATTCGCTCGGAAATAGATTACCTTATAGTCGTTACGGTTGAACTTAAAATTGCCATAGACCAAGTTTGGCATATTGAAAACATGGGTATTATTATTATCCACGATATTTATTTGGATTATGCCGTAAAACTTTATCAACTTTGGAAACCGAAAGCCGTGTGTGGTGACGGAGAGTCCCAAGCATCTCAATTCCGATTCGTTGCCTGTGGCTTTGTTGATTAGCGAAAGATACTGTATCGTTTCGTTATGGAAATTCGTTCCGACAGTGATTGCCGTTTCTCCATTATATGCGCGTGTCAACGGCAGAAAGGCTCGTGGAACGATTGGGGATTTCAAACCGCCATTTGACCAATTAAAGTTTACAGTGGAGTAGTCCCACTGACCACTAATTCGGTAAATCAGCAAAGCCTCGTCCCAACCGATGTCGTAGATTTCGTACAACTCAAAGTAGCCCGTGTCATCGTTGTAGCGACCATAATCCCCTGCCGCCTGATTCCACAAGTCGATGAACAACCGCTTCTTAGCCATATCCGTCAGCGACAACACATCGTCGCTGCTCAGTGCCAAATCCGCACTCGTCGTTATCTGCTTCTGCGCCCCGATGTTATCCCTCGCTACCGACTGCTCAGCTGCCGTCAGCACTTGTGGCGTCTTCCGAATCGCATCCGTCAGCAGATTCGCCTCCAAGGATTCTACTGTATAATCAAAGTCCTCAGCTTCTATTTTTGTATTCAAATCTGACTCTATATTAAGTATACTATCTTTTACACTTTCAAAATCATAAGTAAGTAGATTTATATTATCTTCTAATAATTTAACTATGCTAGTTATTGCTTGTTGGCTCATTGGATATAATTGTGAACTTCCACGAGTCTGTAAGCATTCATATACTTTTAAACTCTGCCATTTATCTGACAGATTATATAGAATAATTAAACCAGGGTTATCTAATTTAATTCCATCAAAATTACTATATGTTCCTGCCGCATTGGCAAAATAAAACACTGGCCCATCTGGTACACCAGGATTAGTAGCTGGTGTGGCTATACCAACAAATGTAGCATTTTCCCCTACAAAATTTATTATGCTATTAAGCACATTTTGTAAAAGTTGGCCAGTAATTTCCTGATTGCCATTAGTTTTTATTATATTAGCAATTGATGCTTTTAATGTAGTCCAATTTGCCATAATTATTCTATATCAAAATCGTTATTAAAATCAATATTAAAGTCTCCGCCTGCAAGTTTTGGTGTATAACCTCCTATATTTGCTATAACCGTATCTGTTTCAAATTCACATTCTACAGATGCTAAATCACCTTGGTCTTCCCAATTAGGCTCAATATTAAATGTAATAGCATCATATATTTGTTGCTTGCTTGTAATTTGCTTATTTTCACACAATCTTACAATTCTAAGAGCATCACATAAATATTCTGGTGCTAAGAATGTAAACTTATAAATCTTTTTGCTTACCTGGCTTTCTATAAATGTATAGCCCATTCGTTCAGTGGCTTCTTCCTCAAAGTCATATTCTGGTTTGCCTATTTGTGTATTAAGATAGCACTTAAAAGCAAAATTGTCAGAAAAATCTACGATACCATTTTTAAGCTCAAAATTATATGAGTTGCTATACTCGATAAGTAAATAATCTGACACTCTATTAGTAACTGTAAATATATCTGAGTATATAGTGCCTAAGTCACTTATATTGATAGCCAAATAATATAAGCCTTCATGCTTTATTTCAACTATAGGCAAAGTACCTGGGTATTTTAACAGCTTAAAGTCCGTGAATGACTTAATAATTAAGCCATTTTCTTTCATGCTGTCAGTTATGTCTATATACTTTTCTGTATTAAAATCATAAAGTCTAACCCATGATATTGATGTTCCTTTTGAAATAACCACTTGAAATGGTAATAGCATATTTTTATACGTTATAAGCTGATAAACTTGGCTGAACGCATAATCTTTACGATGGTTTTGCAAAGCTATATTATCGTAAAATGGCAATGGTGATATGTTATTATTAACCAATTTCATAACATACTACTTTTCGATGTAAATATAATATAAATTTTCTAAACTTGGACGTTTTTGAATGTTAAATATCGTTAAATATTAAAAAGCTCTCAGAACGCTCCTCTCGCGCTATTATTCTCAGACGATATATTTATCGTTTTAACTATTAAAGCGTGATAGAAGTAGCTTTCTGCGCTACTGGAGATGTTTTTATTGAGGTTCGTATAGTAAATTCACTTTAGCCATTCGCGTATTTATGTTAACTGTAAACTCATCAATCTTACCACTACCTAATAGTGTATTTATGAGTTTAAGCTCATCTAAATCTTCTGGTATAGGAAACTCGATAGTATGTTTCATGCACCTTTTAATTCTTGAAACATAAGCCTCATCACTAACATTAATGTCTATATTATACGCAGGCATATCATGCATATAGAATTTTTGCACAAGATAAGCCCACGATGCGTACCAGTTTTGTGAAATAAGTTGATAGCTGTCACCATTCTCGTCTATTAGTTTAGATGTTACTATAGGCAATTCATATTTGGAACCGTTTTTAACAGCACATAATAGAGCATAGCCATCATTCGAAAAGTTATTAGGGTTAAATAGCATAAAGTCAACATCAGAAGAAAATTGGCTTACATTAATCTCTTCTTTTTTATCTTGCTGAATATATTTAGCTTTTACATCAATTGTAACTTGGTCAAATAGTTCTGTTGCATTGTCCATCCAACTAAATTCGTATCGACTAGGCAGTTCTGATTTATCAAATTCAGTTTCAGATTGGAAATAAGCAGTTAGCTTTTTATTGAACATATCTTTCAACTTAGTAAAATCTAACTGGCTGTTTGCGTTATTATAATATGAACCACCATTCATAAAGAATGATATATGCTCTATTTTAAGTTTATTATTTTCGATATACCAGTAACACCTAAAACAGTCACGAAGCATTTTCATAACATCTTCAAGAGTTATTTCAGATTTCTGTGCCGCTTGGTCATATTGGCCTTTAAGTATATTTGTTTTTTGTGCTATAAACACATAAAACCTATTTGCGTATAACGGGTTATTATCGCTATATAGAAATTTGCTATATTCAGCTGTAGCTTCATGCCTAACAGTGTGGTCTACTTTACTAAGCAAGGCTTTTATAACAGCAGCTATGGAATAACTATCTCTAAGGGTGTATTTCTTTCTAAGTTGTTCTTCGAATATAGGGTATGTAAGGTCATCATATACATACCATAATGAAGCATTAGCCCAAGTATTTCTACATATTGGCAAAGGCCTACCAAATCCTGTAATACTAGGAATAAAATTATTTGTAAAATATTTGCCATCATCATTCATACCATATTTAGTAGGCTCATCAACAGTTCTAGAAGTACAGAAAAATAGCCCGCTTCGTAGGCCAATGCATTTTTTATAATTTCTATTGTCAGCTACAAAGTCATCAAATGGCAAATCGTACGTATTTTTTATTCCTTCAGAATCTGTAATAGTATCCACGTCGCATAACAAACGTTGATATATATGATATACAAATGGACTTTCTATGGTAAATTCATCGTTTGGGTTGTTTACATTCACCATCTTAATATCATCACGCCCTATATAACAATTATCTGTTTCAGAAAACTTATACTGGTTTACAGACCTATATAAAATAGTATTATCACTATTACGTTTAATGTAAATATATGTATGCTCTGATGGAACATTTGTTCCAAAATAACATGTGTAACCTTTACAGCAAATCCAATTTCCATTTGTGCCAGCGTACACTCCGTTAACGTCAGAAATGCCAGCACCTTTTACATAAAATTCATTTCCAGCTCTTATATAAGAAAAATGATACTTGCTTATTAACGTGTTATGGTCGTCTATAGCTTCATTTACATCATCTTCCCAATAAGTACCACCAAAGAAGCTAGATATAGAATCTGCGCCACGTATATATACTTGTGTAAGTGAACGTTTACATAGGTCTATTTTTGATATTTCTGTATTTAACTTTAAAAGGTCGTAAGTATTTTCATAATTACTCATTATTTTGGTATACGCATCTAATGCGCTTAGCTTTAATTCGCATTTTTTCTTTTCGCTATCAAATTTGCAATCAGTTTTATTGAATTGGCCTTTATAGTACTCGTACCATTTTTTAGTTGTAGCATTTAGTTTTTCTATGAAAAGTGCTAATGTATCATCAAGCGATGAATTTTTTACAAACTCGTAGTCATAGCTAAATAAAGTTATTTTGCCTTCTAATGAAATACGGAAAAACTCTTGCATACTTTCTTTTGTATACTTCTTAGAAAGCTCTTTGTAATGTGGATATATAGGGTAAGTAGCAAATATTTCTGAAAAGCCAGATTTAACAAAACCTTTATGCACTCTCATAATATCGTCTATCATACCTATAAGCTCAACAGCAATATATTTTGTATCTTCAGTAAGAGCACACATTTTTGCTTTTGCTATACGCTGCACGCCAATATATGTATAATCTTCTCTATACATGTATATATTTAAGCCTTCAGCTTTGGTGTTATTAAGTTCATCAAATATATCATCTGAAGGACTGTAGTTTACATATATAATTTCAGAACTAACAACGACTTTTGTTGAAGATATCGAGTTTATAGAACTAAACTGTTGGCCAGTACTTGGGTCAATAGCTTTATTTTCTTGCATAGTAAAGCTCATTGCTTTACCTATATAGAATTTATATTTAGGTGGTATCATATCAGTGTTTAATTATTCGTTTAACGTTACCAGATATAATTATAGTATCTCCATTTTGCAATGTATAATATTTTGTTTTATTCTGTTTTCTTATATCGCTAACATCTTTTTCAAGTTTTGACAAATCAATATCTGATTTACTTGATGAGAATGATAAGCTTAAGCCTTCAGCGCTATTGAATGCTCTAAGGTACTTATCTTCAAATGTACCTTTATTAAGGCTATCAATAATATCAGGCAAAGCTCTTTTATATCGTTTTGTTTGACGTTTATTTATAATAGCTAAAGCCTCACCACCTTCAGCACGCATATTTCTCTTACGTTTATTTTTAGTATGCAAATCTATATCATTGCCAGAAGCATGCGAGCCACCTTCAAGAAACTCAAGACCACCTTCTCCATATTCATCAGAACCAGCTGTTACTTGTTTTGCTTTAACTTTAGCTACAGCAAATGAAGTCCACATTGTTGCTATCGCTGCTAATGCAAGAGCAGGGCCAACAATAGGTATAGAAGAGAATGAACTCCATAAGTTTGCAGATGCAGTAATAAGTGAAGATGCTTGAAGTACTGTGTTTAAGGCCTCTTGGCGTTTTTTAGCAGCTTCAAGAATTTTTTGTTTTTCTTGCTGGCGTTTCTTTTCTTGCTCAAGTTCTTTTTTAGCAGTAGCAACGTTATTAGCGTACCCATTATTACGGGCTTCGACTTCAGCGTCATAAGCATTTTTAGCAGCTTCTACACGTTTGTTAGCAGCTTCAACAGCTTGTTCAGCTAATTCTACTTCTGCATCAATAATTGCTTGGAACTGTTCTATAACTATATTTGCTGCGTCACTCAATGCACTTATTTGGTCATCATCAAAGCCTAGTTTCTCAAGCAGAGCGCCACCTAATCCTTTTTTGCCTAAATTATTAAGAAAGTTATCTAAGTCAGCCAATTGTCTGTCAATACCTTTTACACTAGCTTTTGCTGCATCTATTTGTGCTTGACTCCAATTAAGCCCGCCAGCTTCAGCTAGCCTTATTTGTTTTTTCCATCTAGCTTTTTCTTGTTCAAGCTTAAATCTAGTTATCTCTGTTTCATTATGCTTAACCTCATTAAATATAGCTTCATCAAGAGCTTGTTGTTGGTCAAAGCTAGTCATTTGGAAGTTAGACTTTATAACAGTAGCTTTTTTGTCAAATGACTGATTGATTTGTGTTTCACTTTGTTGTTTAGCCGCTGGGTTAGCTCTGTTAGACGATAATGCAATTTGTCTTTCAATCTCATTTTGTTTAAGTAATAATGCGAGTTCTTCCTCTGAGCCTTTCTTTACAACTTCAAGTTGTGCAGCTATATCTGCTTTCTTAAGCGCAAGAATTTGGTTGTCATAATTTGCAATTATTTGAAGACGTTTCTTAGCGTATTCAGCAGTTATTTCAGCTTCATTTCTACCACCATCTTTAGCAAGTTTATTCTGCTCTTTAATTAATTTCTCTTCATCTTTTAGCTGCGATAACTTAATGCTTTTTTCTTTTTCTATTGAGTTTTCAATATCATCTATTTGCCAATCTAGTGTTTCACGCATTATAATAAGAGAATTAATCTGGCGTTCTTTTTCTAGCTGCGACAAATCAAAATTGAGCTTTTTTTGTGAGTTTATTATTGTATCTCTAATCCATTGTTGTTGTTGCTGTATCTGGTTCTTCTGCTCTTCAGTAAGAGGCTTATATTTGTTTTCAGGATTTGCAATATAATTTTCATTCTTACGATATAATTCATTAAGTTCTCTCGCTTCAGTTTTTGCTGAATCGATAAGTGCTTTTCTACGCTTAACGTATTCATCATTTTGGAGCTTAGTTATGCTCTCTTCGTATTTCTTTTCTAGTGATATATCATTTCTATTAATAATATCTGTGAGGTCACGTGGCTGACGGCCTCTTGGCTTTTCTGGCTCTTCTGGCTCTTCTTCATACTCTGTTTTAATGCCAGCATTTTTTAATTTAGCATCAGCTTGTTCTTCAAAAGCAGCAGCCAAATTGAAATACGCATCAGCATCTTTCTCAGCTGCAGCTGCTTCATTTTCAAGATTCTTGATTCTATTATTGAGAATTTCATTGATATCTTCTAAACCACCTTCTATTGAATAATTACCAGCTAGGCCCCATATAAAGTCCCACATGCTAAGTTCTTGCTCTGGATGTTTTCTAATGTTTTCAGCTTGATTTTGTTTAGTTAAAGCTTTTTCATACTGTTCTGCCGCTAACTTCTGTGCTGCGACAGCTTTAGCTCTTAGTTTAAGGGCTTCAATTACAACATCTGTGTTTTCAACTATAACATTTTCAGCGTCTGATACAGACGTAACAGCTAAACCGAGTTTACTCCACTCAGATTGTATGTTTTTAATCCATTTTTCTTTTTCTTCATCAGACGTTAATTTTTCCCACTCGTCTTGTAGCTTTTTAAGTGAAACAATGTTTTGGCCATAACTGCCATTTGTCTTTTCCAGCTCTTCAGCGAGTGTTCTATGTAACTCGCCTACTGTTTTTACTTTATACTCTACAAGGCTTAGTTGTTTAAACCATTCAACTATTTTCTCACCGTGCATTGCCATTACTGTCATAAGAACAATAAGTGCAGTTTGCCAGCCGAATATAGAGCTTGTAATAGCTTTTATAATATTTTGTGTAGGTTTTCCTTCAGCTCTTAGTAATGCATTTTGCCTCTGAACTAGTTGTATTTCGTCAATTAGTATTGGAACGTTATTAGAAATAGCAAGGAAGAACATGTTTATGCCCATAGTCATTGATGGAATTTCTCGTACAATTTGGTTCATTGCATTTCCTAATCCATTCCATGCTTTTGCGTAATTACCTATTGATAACCTATGATTACCAGTTGCTTCCTGCAAAAATATCATTTGTTGATAAATTCGCTTTGTTTCATTTTCAAGTTTCTGTCCAACATCAATTGCTCTTCTCTCTTCTTGAGACATTGCATTAAGCTTAATTTTATTAAGCTCATACTGTGCTGCGAGTTGATTGTAAGAGCCTACAGCAGAGTTATTTACTTGTTCTGTTAGTTTTGCTATTCTAGCTTGTTCATTTACCTGTCTAGTAACGGCTTGAACTTCTCTATAATATTCGGATGTTACATAATTAAGCTTTTCCTGTGCTCGTGTTAGTTCATCTTTTGTTGCTTTTTCGCCTTTAGATGCAGCAATTACTTCATTAATTTGCTGTCTAAGGCTAAGTAGCCTTTGGCCTTCCTCAGAACGTAAGAAAGCAAGTTTCTGTTCAGCTTTCTGTACTTCTGTAAGTGCAGCAACATGAACTTTTAGTTGGTCGTCAAGCGTTTTCAATTCAGCTTGAAGTCTCTGTATTTCACTCTGAACTGATGTACCAAAGCTGCTATTTCTTTCTTCAGCCGATAAGCTTTTCCATAAACTCATCATTTCCTTAAGTTCAGCTTGCAACTTATTGTATGAGCCAGATGCTAACTCTGCTATTCTTTTCTGTTCAAGTGTGGCATTATTAGCGTCTCTTGTTTGTGCTTTGAGTTCAGCTACGCGTTTGCCTGTTTCAGATAAAGCAAAAGCAAGTTCATGCTCTGCTTTTGATAATCTTAATTCAGATTCTGATAATTGATTTGATGATGATAGTTGTTGTTTTCTTTCTGCTGTTACTTCAGCTATACGAGCACGTAGAGCAATAGCTTGTTGGCCTTCTTCTGATTCAAGATAAGCTAAACGTTGTTGAAGCTTCTCTATCTCTGTTAGTGCCTGCTTATCGTCTTTTCTTGCTTTAGATAACTCAGCAATCTGTGCACGTAGAGCAATAACTTGTTGGCCTTCTTCTGATTCAAGATAAGCTAAACGTTGCTGAAGCTTTTCGAGTTCTGTTAAAACTTGCTTTTGTTCTTTACGTGCTTTTGTAAGCTCAGCAATTTGTTGTTTTATTGATAAATATCTTTGGCCTTCTTCTGATTGTAAATAAGCTAAATCTTTTTCTGCTTTTTGTAGTTTTGTAAGAGACTCTACATGTAGCTTTGTTTCATTATGTATGTCTTTAATTTGCTGTCTTAGTTCACTAATAGTTTGTGCAAGCGCCAATCCAGATGCTTCGCTTTTACGCTGCTCTGCGCTCATAGAATTATACTCTTTGAGTGCTTTAGATAATTCAGAATTAAGCCTATTATATGAACTTGCAGCTTGTCTTACGCGTTGTTCCTCTTCAAGTGTGAACTTGTTAACTTCGCGAACTTGTGATTTAACATATTCAGTAAGTCTTCCATTTTCAGAAAGTGCATACTTAAGACTTTTATATGCGTCTTCTAGAATAGCAGCTTCATTAGATGCTTCTTTTATAGTAAGCCTACCTTTCTCTGTTGCACCACTCGCTGACTTCATTACATCAGCAATACTCTTTGCTCCTTGGCGTATAGCTTTTTCAAATGAGCCATATTTAGTTTGTAAAGCTTCTAGCTGAGCTATTAACTCAGTTATAGAACCATCTGGAGCAACAATGTCGCTATATTTTATTTTATCATTTTCAGCCGCCATAACTATTATTATTTATGTTTTTTATATGCTTTTGCTTTAAGCTCTGCTTGTTTTTTCAGCTCACCAAGTGTATTATAGAACTCAAGAACTGTCATCTTTTTTGCATTCATATTTGTTTCTTGACTAATATACATACACGTTGTTTCGAACTGTTTGTCATATTTTATTTCAACTGAATCTTTGCCTTCAAAGTTTTTAGGTTTATATAAGCTGAACAGAAAATCTTCTATTTTGTTTATTTGCTCAGAATTGTCGTTGTCATTTATAATTTCATCAAGCTTAAATAGAGTTTTCTGTTTCAGCTTATCATAAACCTCTTTTTCTCTTGCGTCATTTCCAAATTCGTTAGGAAAGTATGTTTCTAATTCAGTATCGAGTTTTTTTTTAAGCCAAGCAAGAAATTGTGCTATTGTGTTATGTTTTATATAGTTTAGTTTATTTAGTACATTTTTAAGGTTGTCGTCTGATAAATCAGTAATAGCTTCACCATCAATACTGTGTATTAAAGCAGCAAATGCAAGATATTTAGGTGATATACCACTTACTATCATATGCATTGTTTGCCTTAAATTCTGTAACTCTCGTGATGCTTTAACTTTGTCTGTTTTAATAAGCTTTACTAAATTTACAAGATGGCTATCCACAGAGTCTATATCAGAACCAAGTCCAGAATCTATTAGAATAAACTTATTGTATTTTTGAAAGTTAACAATAGGCATTTCATCTATGCTATCATATAATTTTATAATATGACCGTTTGCTATAATTTCTTTCATATTAAAAACCTTGTTATTGGTGTTGAAAATATTGGAACCAATATATAGTTGGTATCTTGTGTTATAACAGATATTATAAGTGCAACGATTAGATTAGTCCAAAAGCTGAAGCAAAAATCACAATCAAGCATTTTAGCTATTATTGATAATTTCTTAGTATCGCACCAATCTCTTATTTCATATCGTGCGCCAGATACAGTCGCAAACAATACTAAAAACGCTGCTACTAAAGCTATAATTATTATTTGATATATCGTTGGCATAATTCTCGTGTTGTTAATTCAAATTCAACTCTTAAACCACTATATGGATGCATAAAGAATTGTTTGTCTATTGATTGTATATTGTCTCCTTTGTAGACATTACTATTATAAACCTTCTCAAGTGAGTAGCCTTTATAAATATTCTCGTACCGTTCGAATATTTTGTTTATAGTAAGTCTACCAATAGTTTTTATGATGCCAGGCGTTGTGAGTACTTTGATAACCTCGTCTTTAATCTCTTCTGTATACATAACATCAGAGTCAGCAAAAATGCTATCGAGATTATACCAAAAAACAATCGCACCTGAGAATGTAAACTGAGGAAGCGACTGAGTAACAGCAGTAACTTCTTGTGGGTCGTATATATCAAACCAGGAAAAATTGCCATAATTATCATTAGGCAATAAAGAAGCATATTCAGAATTTCCTATGTAAGCAGCTGGGTATATAAACTTATCACCATCTGGTCTATGCTCAACTAGCTTATAACTACGGCCAAAAGCTTTATCAAGCCATAAAAGTTTATCTTTTAGAACTTGCTGCAAATCCTGTATAACTTTATCAAGTATAACAGGATTTTCCTTGTATATTATTTTAACATTTCTCTCATCCATTTTTGATATATTCTTTCATTTTTTCTGTAAGCGACGGTCTTATGTAATCATATAATAGTATTTTCAAATTGTCATCTGTTAACCTGAAAATAGTTTTGCCGTATCTTTTTAATAGAAACTCAGCTTTATCTTGTGTAGAAGTTACGTAAAAGCCATCGTCATCAAATTCAACATGCAATGAAGCATAAAATGAGCCTGTATCTTTTAATGTTACACGATTTGTAGGCTGGCCTTTTTTAATTTTTTTCTTTATAGTTCTCGGTTTATAAGGCCTATAGCTCATAATTTCTATGCCACGACCTTCTATACCGAGTTCATAAAGCTGGTCTTGTGTAATCATTTTAACAATAACATCCTCGTGCCTAAGTATTTCATCCTTAAGCTCTTGGCCTAATATGCTTTTAAATTTTCTAAGCTTATTAACCAAATTTCGTACAGATAAGTTAAAGCTGTTTGCCATTATGTGGTTTTATATCGTATACCATTATTTACACAAGGCATGCATACTCTGTCTATACCTCTTGTAGATATTTCTAAAGCTTTATATGCTTCATCAAGCTGATAACTTAAACCAGATTTTTTCATAGACGACAAGTCACCATCTACTTCATATAAAATGTCAGTTCTTGATGCATTGATTGCATGCCTGTTTGTTCTAACATTTGGGTTATAGGCAAATTCTCTTAGCATATCTACACCGAGTTGCTTTAGCATAACATCCTGCAATAAGTGTTTCTGGCTTATTATGAAGTCTGTTAAATCACAGCTTATTGTAATATCAAGGTTTAAGCCATAATTTGTATCGTATGTATATTGATTGTTTTCTATATCCCATAAATGCAAAGAATCATCGTTTCGTGAAATATCTATAAGCTCCTCATTAACATAGAATGGATAAACTTCTAAATATCTACTCCACAGTTTCCAAGCTTCATATTCGTGTCGTGAGCATGAATTGCAAGGTCCTTTAGACCAATCATGGTCTTTACGAATAGCTTGGCTTCCTTCAGGCAATTCTGATTGAAAATAACAAATATACCAACTTCCGCCAGCGTCATTTAAATAACTGCTATAATGCAAATAAATATCTTCTACTGGAAACCATTCAATGCTGTTTCTCTTTAGTTTATTTAATTTAAGAGTATAGACTGGCGCATCTAGGCTTGAATGCATTACATATATAGTATATTCGCCCGGCTCTGTAAATTGTAGGCCTATTTTATTTATTTTTGTAGTAACTCCATTAGCGCGAATAGGTATTACTTCAAAGCCTACAAGATTTTTTCTATTTTTAATTACGTCTACTATGCGACCAGTACCATCAAACAATGTCTTGCTCTCAAGTATAGTTTTGCTGGCAGTTTTTGCAAGTTTTTCATTTATAAACCTTGAAACTGTTTTCTGAATGCTAGCTTTTGTTTTCTGCTCAACCCATTCAGAAAATGGATTTGTAAGCTCCCAATCTTCGCTATAAGGAGATTTATTTGTATTGAGCAATGCTTTATAAAGTTGACCGTCACATGAAACGATGTTTCCTTTTTTGTATTCGGTGTTTTCTACATACTCTGTAAACGTTATATTTTTGAAATCAGGTGCTAAGCTGTATAAATTGTCAAGTGTAATAAGAGGATGCACCTGCTGATAGAATAAGCCGCTATCACTTTTTGTAAGTGACTCAGCTAACTTAAAATTTGTAGTATCATAATTTTGCTGCCAACCAATGAGGTGTAACAGCTCATTTTGTATTTCTTTGGCTCTTATCATACTTGTAAATGTTTTTTAAGAAAACTGGGAGGCTTTAAAATTAGGCCTCCCAGCATCAACCTAATAACAATCTATGTGGCACGTAATAGTGTATTAGTGATTATTCAGCAGTGAACTCATTGTTGAGGCCACTGCTGAATTTGCTTTATTATGCACCAATGTTCTGTACAGGAATTGCATAAGCTGCATTTTCGCTCGAGATATTGAAACCGATGATAGGACTTGCGAGAGCACCTTCACCACTAGGTTTGCTGTTGTAAGCAGTAATGAATGCTACATCAACTGCAAAGCCATAGTGCTCCTTACGTGTACGTGTCATATCAGCAGTTGCTGCGCCAGCGATAGCACTGTAGTCACCGACAGAATCATAGAAGTAAGTACCCACAGGCATATTGAGCAGTGGTAGAGTAGCAATACCCCATTCGTGGCCGTCACCAGAAACAGTACCAAGGAGGCAATCACGCTCAAAACGTGTTAACATACCGAGTGAACCACTTTGTACTGCATAACCTTGAGCATACTTGCCAGGAGCAGCTGCAATATGGTTCGTGAGATGAACAATTTTACCAGCAAACTCGTTCTGCTTGTTAACATCATTGTAAAGACCATGTTGTTGCAGTTTGCGCATAATGCTCTCAACACCAGCATCACCAATGATATGAAGCTGTCCGTAAAAGTCATTGGCACCCATAATTACCTCAAGGTCACCAAACATGTTTTCACGTTCAGTCCATTTTGCATTGATGGTATTACCTGTCTTGTCATAAAGCAGAGCGTTGTTGATGACTTGTGTCTTCTCAGCAGCAAGTTTAGCAAGCGCGACTTCATCAAGCTTCTGAGCGAACTTATAGATGTATTTCATCATCTTAGTCTCGAAGTCCTTCTGAATTGCAATTTCGTTATTCATAAACATTGCTGGCGCGATTGTGAATCCCCACGCATAGGTTGCAAATGTAATCTGAACCATGCGTGATGTATTCTCGCTATCTTCTATTGTTAAAGTGCGGGTATTACCAATAGAGATACCAGAATCATAATCAATAACTGGAGTTTCCAGTGTGTTGCCGATTGATACACGTGCTTTCTGCTTGAGTTCCTCAGTGAGGATACCAGTAGGGTCTTCTGACTGCACCATGAAAGCATTTAGTGCGCCGTATCTACTGGGGCGGTATTCAAACTTATCAAAATTTGAATTAGCGCGAAGGTTTTGGATACGAGTTAAAACTAAGCTCATTGTTGTTAAAATTTAAGTGTTGTTTATAATTTATGTTACTGGTGCATTACCCTTTTACGCCTAATAACACGTTTGTTTTTTTATCGAATAGGAAGTTGAGCAACATTATTATCATTTCTAAGTCGCATTGACTGTTCAGCAAATTCTTTCGAGTCTCGCGTAATACCGTTTGCAAGAAGATAAGCTGAAATAGCTTTATCAGCTTCAAGTTGTGTTTTAATACCAGACATATCTAGAATGCTTCCAGTGCCTCCTGTACCACCTGTAGGAGGAACAGTGCCACCACCAGGTTGTCTACGGCCAGTATCGATAACATCTTTAAGTGACGTTTCCAATACAAGCTCCTGCATTGTATACGGGTTCAAATTATTCTTAGGATTGTTAAGAATAATGCCATTAGCGTCACGAAGTACAAGCTTTTTGCCACCTTTGCCATCATCTACGAAGTCAGGAGTACCTTTTGCAAGGACCTCTGATTTTGCTGATTGCAATAATACTTTTTGTACAGGCTCAGTAATGCCGTCTTTAAATTTAAGACCAGAAACTGCAGCTTGAAATGCATAATCAATATGCGTGTTTTTTATCTGTGTTTCAAGCTCAGCTTTTTGTGTATTGAACTCTGTTTCTTTAGTCTGGAGTGTTGACTGCAATTGGCTAACCTGTGCTTTAGCATCCTTTAGCTGCTGCTTGAGTGCTTCATCGCCTGCGTTCTTTTCAAGCTTAGCTGTAAGTTCAGTAACTTGTGCTTTAGCAGCATTAAGTTCGGCTTTAAGTGCATTATGCGAATCAATTTTCGCTTTATAGCCATTTAGTACACGCTTAACGTATTCATAGCTTTTTTCGCCAGCATTTTTGGCAATACCTGTAATGCCTAAAACATCTTGGTCATACTGGCCATGTAGCTCACCTATACGAGTACCAATTACTGTATTTTCATCGTTCATAGACATAGTAGCAATAGCTTGCTTCTGAGCGTCTGTTAGTCCTTGTAATGCAGGACTTTGCGATAGCATTTCTACTGTAAGCATAACTTATTACTTTTTAATTAAAACATGCGCCTCATTGAACGGGTCATGTAGCACTTCTACTACAATATAGCCGAGCATAGAATAGCTGTTTTTAAACACTGTAAATTCGCCATACGTGAACTTCTGGATAAAAGGCTTTGACTCTTCTTTGCCAGTGCTCGGATTGAAACGATGGCCATTTACGATTTTAAGGTGCACAAGCTTCTCTTCGCCTTTAGGAACTTTGTAAACCACTGATTCTTTTTTTGCTTCTATGATGTCATCAACATCAACAAGCAAGATTGCAATAGCATCAAGCTCTTCTTGCTGCTCTTCAGTGATACGTTTTTTAGTATCAGCTTTCAATGCAGCAAGTTCAGCTTTGCGCTCTTCAGCTTTAGCTTTATAAGCCTTAAGTTCATCAAGGCTCAGTTGCTTCAGCTGGTCTAACTCTAATGTTTTCTCGCTGAACATAATTTAACAATTTATTTTTTATTATATCAATTTTTTCGTTAAGTGTTTTATTAGCAGCAAATTCGATAATATTTATGTTCTCTCTTTCAAACTTATCTATGTAGCTAACAAAATTAATTTTTAAGCGAACAAGGTCCTCTTCAAGTAAACCTTTTTCAAACAATTCTGTAACTTCTAAATTTGTCTTATGAGGATAAGGTTCAAGTTGCTTAAGAATTTGCATCCTCTGAAGCACAAGCGGATTGTTTCTATATTCTACTTCGAGAATTTGCTGCGAAATGGCATCTAATTCAGAATTTGACGCTCCGTTATCTTTTGCTTGTTTGTATTTTGCATAAAGCTCAGAAACTGTAAATACATAAAACTCAGTACCCCAACTAATAGATGATGAAATAAATGAATCGCCATATCTAAAACGGCATACAGTATCATCAATAAATTTTTGTGCTTCCTCAAAGTTGGTTTTAAGTGCATTAAGCACAGATGTTTTGCTTTCAAAATTTGCTGATACTTGAGTTTCGTTTATAGCTTCTTTCTCGCTTACGTTACCGCCAGAACCAACAATAGATACAATTATGTCGTCTCTAAGGCGCTCACATTCTTTAACGTTATAGTCGAGCGAGTCTTTATCTATTGTTGTAATCTGTACAGGATTGCTTAGGTCAGCTATGCCGTCAGCTACACTTGGTATAGGCACTTCTAAGAATGAACCTGGTCCTGCTATTCTCTTTTCGCTGCAGCAAGGACATTTTTCAATAGAGCCGTCAGCTAATAACTTAAAATCGCCTTTTACATTTCTAAGAAAACCTCCATCACAGTAGTCGCCTGTTTCGTTGTTTTCAAAATTGCAATCAGCTGCGTATGCGCTATAAATAGGATAAGGAGCATAAAGGTCAAGGTGCTGTTTTGATAATGCAAAGAATAAATACCAATCAAGATTTGAAAGTTCTTTGCATATAGGATTTTTCTTAAGTTCCTTATCGTTTTCATTTAATTGTGTAGACCAAAAAAATCTTGCTGGGCAATAGCCTAAATCATGTTTGGCTTCAGATATGAGTGATTGTATTTCATGCTTTTCGTTAATCTGAAAAACACGAATCGACTCATCATCAAAAACAGCTATTCTGTTTTCTGGCTGCTTAAATATAAGCCACTTAAAACACGAGTCACTATTTTCAGCTAATTCGTAATCAATGACTTGGTCTATTTCAAGCCAATAAAAATAAGGCTCAGGGCGTGATGAAGTCTGTTCTGTAGGCAGGTCTACGACAAGTATGCTGTTTGGAGAGACCTGCATTCGCTTCCATCCGACAGTCTTCCATATTTCAGGCTCATTGAGGACATTGATTTTATAGTTAGCCCAGTCTTCTGCGAGTTCAGAGTTAGTAAATTGATATGCTGTTGAAGAGTTACGACTGTAAAAAACTCTTTCAAGCTCTCTATAAACATCTTCAACAACCGCTGGCGTGGGCAATGGAAATTTAAAGAGCTGCAAAAATATGTTATACTTGTCTTTTGGAAGCAAATGTTGGACCCATGTAAGGAATGTAGTAGCTGGTTGGTTAATATCAGATATAGCAATATTCGTCTCAGTATGAAACCTAAGACGTCGCTGCATTTTGACAGCTTTCTGAATTGTCTGGCGCTTTTTAGGCCTTTCAATTGCTTGCTTTATCTGTTTTAACTCTAAGCCCATTCTCTTCGTCGTATATATATTTACTGTCAGCTGGCAATTCCCAGCCTCCATTATGAAGTGTACCCATGTCTAACAGGCGTTCGGCGTGTTGAATGCCGAACTCCTGTGATAGACCATGTTTAGGCACAACCAAAACAACTTTTTGCTCTTTAGGTTTTCTTGCCATAGCTTTAAGCTCATGCTGATTTAACATTAGACCAATCAGTGAGTGGATTAAAGTCGAGTGTTTCGCGCTTGATGATGTACAAGTTATCACTCCAGTTGGGGAAGAATGACCACTCAATAGTATTGCTGTCAGGCTCCTCAAAACCACCCAATTTTTTATCGCCAACAAACAACTTGCCAATAGGAATAGGCATGTACTTAGTTGGTTCATCCATATCATCAACTAGGCAGCCAATGTTGCCGTTTTCGTCGATAAGCCATACACCGACATTTTCGCACATATACTTTTTAAGTTGAGCGATTGTCTTTTGGCTTTCCTGATAGATTACACCACTAAAAGATGTAGGTTCACGGCCGATAGTTATTTCAATTCCGCCAAGTGTCTGGTTACCACCACCGAATGTGCGAGCTGCACCAGGTTCAGTAGTAGGACCCTGAATATACGGCGAAACTGTCATTTTAGTGCCGTCAGCAGCTGAAAACAAGGTAGCAAATGATGCTTTCTTGCTAGGGTCTGTAACAGCATTAAGTTCTCCATCTGTCTTATACACACGCTGGAAAGCGACTTTCTGCACCTGTCCAAGGCTCTCTTTGCACTCGACAATGTCAAGGTCAGCGATGTGAGCTCCAGCAGGGCAACCACAATTAAGTCCCATAATGATTTTAAAATTTTAAAAGTTTATAAAATTATTTTTTGCCGAGCAGCTACCCATAACTTGCATCGATTTTGCTAAGTAACTGAATGCTACTTTTCAACGCAAATATAAAATAAATTTTCTAAAATTGGAAACTTTTTAATGTTAAATATTGTTAAATATTTTAAGCTCTCAGAGCGCTCCTCTCGCGCTATTATTCTCAGACGATATATTTATCGTTTTAACTATTAAAGCGCGAGAGAAGTAGCTCTCTGCGCTACTGTAGACGTTCTGAATACATTATTATATTTATACGCGCGCGTTAATTACGCTGGACAATTCCTTTTCTATTATTACGCCCTGCATGCATCTCATATACGCCTGTTAGACAGTCTGGAGCATCATCATGCTGTGATTTCTTTCTATTATCTTTCCTATAACTTGTTATCGCTTGGTAGAATTTAGGCCAACGTTTCTCCCAGCCTTCAGGAAATTTAATCTCTGACTGCACATTAGCAGACCATGTAAATATGCGCGAAAATTTGTTCTCAGTTTGTGTGAAAAACTCTATAGCAACTCTAAAGTCTTTTAGTTTGGTTCTAAGAATGCGCTTTACATTACGACCAAAGCCTCTACCACCATTGTTAGATTCTATTCGTGCCCTTACTGTTTTATTCTTTGATAACATCTGAGCTGTTTTTGGTTCAGTTACTTCCATAGGTGCGTCTGTATACTCGATATCTGTAACATATATAGTATCTGGTGTATCAATAAAGCATATTGAGCACAGTGAGTCAGAGCCAGTATCTGCTGTATCAGTATAATTCCACCTATGCATAGCATCTTTACCTGTAGGAAGCTCTTCTTGTTTATATGTAGAGAAGCCTTCAGAGTACATAAGGCCTTCTTTTGGTTTTGGGTCTTGCATATACTGAGTGTCAAATATAATAGGATTGATTTCGCGTATATGCTCAAGTTCCTCAAGTGTATGCTTCATTGGCCATAATGCTTTTTTCTCGCCTGTATTTTCATCAATCTGTATTGCAGGAAGTGAAAGTACTCTCCATTTTTCTGGCTCTTTGTTTAATAAATAGCCACAAAGGTCATTTTCATGTAGCCTCTGCATTATAATTATAATAGGAGTATTTCTCGAGTTAACACGGTTACGTATAGTAGACTCAAATCGTGTATTGATACGCTCGCGTACAATTTCTGACTCAGCATCTTCTGGCTTCATAGGGTCGTCTATAAGAACTGCGCCATTAAATATGTTTTCTTTTGCACCAATCAAACCTAATATCTGATTAAGCTCAGCATCAAATGTAAGGTCTTCGCAGCTCATATTCTCATAGTCTTCATCTACAAGACCAGCACCAAAACCAGTAACCTGGCCTTGAGTAGATGTAGCATACATTTCTCCGCCAGCTACTGTTTTCCATCTTTCTGATGAACCTTTCTCGCGTTCAAGTGCGGAGTCAGGAAACAATGTCTTATATAATGGCTCCATCATAATACTTTTAACAGTAGCAGAGTTATCTTTTACAAGTAAGTCAGAATATGACAAGTGCAAGAATTTGCAAGCTGGGTTTAATGCGAAGCACCAGCTTATAAACTGTTTAATAACAATTTCGGTCTTAGAATATCGCGGTGGCATATTAATTATAAGTCGCGTACATTTGCCATCAACAACATCTTGAAGTGCTTCAAATATTAATCTATGATGATAATTTACAGCAAATGTTCTTTTATTCTGTGCTTTGAACATTGCTCTTGTATACTTCTCAAGTGATGATAGCATTTCAAGGCGTAATAAGTCTTTTGGGTCAAGCTCATTGCTTTTTATTCTTGAATGTATCTTCGACTGTAATGCTTCAAGTGATGATTTATTATTCATTGTATATACTTTCTAACAGTGTTTCTAATCTAATATATTTTGTGTCGCCAACATATGAGCCACGAGAGTATGAGTTACATATTTTATTTTTACTAAGTCCTGTGTTTGCGCACGCGTCATTTAGCTTTTTATATATGTTGTTTATAAAACCATTCTTATCAAGTTCTATTATTTCTTTGTTTATGCCATTGAGTGCTATGAAAAAGCCTGCATCAGTTCTAGTATAATGTAGCATTGAGTTCTCTATATCCTGCTCGCTTACGCATGTGTCATTAGTAGCGTCTTCTATATTGCTATACTGCCCTATTATTTCACAGTTATTAGATAGCAGTATTATTTTTGATTTATCTGTATTTGTGGCAGCGCTTTCATTTGCGTATTTCCATATAAACCCGCCTGCTGTATTTATAGAGCCATCTAATGCTTTATAGATATTGCTTATACCAGTTTCTATTCTGGCTTCGTTAGCATTTTTGTATCTACGTATTTCATTGCCTATTTCATCGTACTGTATTATTTCATTAGAATCAACAAACGCATTGTTTTGTTGCTGATAAACAGTTATACACAAAACTCCAGGTATTTTTTTCTTAGCAGCTATTAGGTGTCTCAATGTCGTTCTCGGTATGTGTGAACAAGTTGCAAGCTCATCTAAGCTATCGTATGTTACTTCTATTCCGTCATCGAATAGAATTTTAATTTTACTGTTACACATATTACTTTCCTATTATAGTGTCACGTATGATTGTGTATGCCTCTCTTGATACAATAGTATTAGGAATTATGCCTGGAACTCCTGGTATTTGTGTTCCAGCTACTGGCATATTAAGTGTGGCATTATTTGATTTGCCAAATATACGGTCCCATAGGCGTTCTACTGTATCAATATTTCCAAGTTTGCAGTCTTCAAGTAATCGTTTGATTACTGTCTTTATTGCAATAGGCACCATTTGATTTTTGAACAACGCGTTAAGCTGTGTTTCATTTGCTGTAAGCAGACAACTCAATAAATTATACGTGTCTGTCTGCGTGAGGTTAATGTTCAGATTTATGTTAAGAGATGTGAGCAACTTAGCTACATCACGGCGTGTAGCGCCTGAGTATGGTGCAAGGTCAGAATTACCGCCAGCAAGAAAGTTCTGTGCCTCTGGTGACTCTTCAATCACTTCAATTTCGGCTATGTTCTCTTTTTGTCGCTGCAATTCTAGTTCGTATCTTTCTCGTTCTTTATCTGTCATGCCAAATGTTGGGTCTGTCTTGCGCTTTTCAAGTTTTTCAAGTTCACGTTTTTCACGTGCTTTCATACGCGCAAGAGTGGCAGCATTAATCTTTTGTTCTGTGGCATCTACAGCTGTTTGCACTGTAGCATCACGTTGCTCAGCGTAATCGTAGTTTTCATTGAGCTCGTCATGGTCTGGTAGCAGTGAGTCTATGCTCTGTTTATGCAATTTTTTATCCATAAAAATTATTTTTCATTTATATGCTGTAAAATTATATACAATTTTCGAAAAGTGTATACAATTTTCAGTTAAAATACGTTAACAAGAAAAATTCTTGTAAACAATAACACCAGATTTATCTTTATTGTTTACAAGAAAAATTCTTAACTCGTTGATTTTCAATTCTATATAACTTAGCGTTTTTCGTTGGAAACAAAGAAACAATATCCCGGTAAATCTCTATAAAAATTCCTATAATATTCCTTCCTCCCTCAATTGAGGGAGGGATATGTACTAAATATAATATAAACTACTAAGTTATAGAATTTATTGTTTACTTTGTTTATTTCAGTATAAGTTATTGAAAGTCAATGAGTTAAGTGTAAACAAAGTATTGTTTACATTGTTTATTATTGTTTACCGTTGAAAATCAATGAGTTAGACTTTTAGCACGACTTAAAAATTTTTTGAGGCAGATTTTGCTGTGTGCTTTTGCGCCTAAGGGGCCTGCTTATGAAATATAATATGATTTGTGTCATCGAAATTTTTTTGAATAGAACTTACGAGGCATGTACAGGGTTTAGGGGCCGACCTGCTAACCGTGAAAAAAGGGCCCAAATTTTTAACGTTTCGGACGCCGAATTTTAACGAATTTTTATGATAAAAATTTTCGCGTATAAAATATAATTATTATATTTGCACATGAATAAATAAATAATATATTTAATAATTAAATAATTTATTAACATTAATTAAATTTTATTATGACACTTAAAGAATTACGATGGTGGCGACTCAGAGCTACTATCAATTATAGATAAAGCTTTATATAGAATATCAGTTGATGCGAATAAATATTATATGTTCGATTAACGTAAAATGAACGAAATATGAAAGCGAGACCACCACCTTAGTCGCAAATAACATATCACCCAGCATTCTAATGGGTTGTTGCTCAGGAGCAAGTAGACTCCGTTCCGCATCAGCTCAGAAGCAAGTAGACTCCATCACGCGCATACTTTTCCTGTTAATAGGCTATAAAGAGCGTTAATAATTGTTAACAAGGCTGTCAGCCTATCAATCATTAAAAAAGCATAAAGAGCGTTAAAAGGCATTAAGCCAGTCAGCTTCGTTAAAAATTATTTAAATACGTTAATACGCGTTAAACGAAAATATTTTAACGAATTTTAAAGATTTTAACGCCGAATCGTTAAAAACGTTAAGGGCCGACATGCGAAAATATTTTAACGAATTTTAAAGATTTTAACGCCGAATCGTTAAAAACGTTAAGAGCGCTCAGAGCGTCCCGGTCGCGTCGTATCGTTAAACGCGATAAATTAATCGTATTAAAATTTTAAGCGCGACCAGGCCACATCGCAGCGCTCCAGAAACGATATTTTCATATTTTACGTATATATACGCGGGCGGCTTACCACCTCTGTAATAAAAAATTTTAAACGAAAAAACGTTTTACCATAAAAATCGTTAACGATATATTAAATTATGTAAATACGTTAAATTCGTTAACGGTTGACCGATTTTAAACGTTAAAACGTATTTATATAAAACGTTGAAAATCAATCAGTTAAATAAAATAAACGTTAAAAATCGCATAAAGATTTGTTAAAGGCATAAAAAAATTTTCGCGGTCATAAAATCGCGTGTATATTCGCAGTGCAATCATAAAAGAAGAATGAATATGAAAACGACCAGCAACATACGACCCCCGCCCCACCCGAGCATGGATGGGCGCCACGAACGAAGCCCGAGTAGTACATTGACGTGCTGGACCGGTCCCACGACCGCCGGAAGGCGTGGGCTATGACCGAAGTTGATTGTTCGTGTCAAATCTACAGGCCAAGAGTATGCACTAACGAAAATAGGTATGCGTACGCTCGAGGTTCGACTCCTCGCTTGGCCGCAAAGGCATAAGCCCCATAACAACTTAAAATTTTATAGATATGTCACGTAAAAATCAGAATCAAAAAGTGAGTAACAACGAAGTGTCTAACCTCGAAGCAGCTGTCACTATGCAGCCAGAAGAGCCCCAGGCTCAAGTAGAGAACACTCAAGAAGTGCCCACACCCGAGTCGACTAATGCAGTAGACGAAGCCACGAAAGAGCTCGAGGAGCTCAAGGCCAAGATGGCCGAGGCTAAAAAGAAATTAGCAGAGGCCAAGAAGGCCACTACGAAGTCACGCCCTGTACGTATGTCGACATTCGTAGTACGAGTATGCCAATCGAAGGCGAAAGCCCTACTTGGCGAAGGCGAACAAATGTTCAAATCTGACGTGCACTATTGTGCGGAAAAGACGGCTATCGACGTCATGGCTGAGGATATTAAATGCGGCCTAATTAACGAGTACGTCTATGCTATATGCAAGCGTTCGAAAGCTGACGAGGAGAACGAAGTAGTTATCGAGCTCCTATGGACTGATAACGAAACAAATCAAATCGTTATCGAATAATCGATAGGCCACCGCAAGAGAATTGACGTAAAGTGTGGAGCGATACTACCGGTGGCTTCAAATGTTTAACTTAAAAATCAAATTGATATGGCAAAATTAGTTATTTATAGGGATGACTACGAGTACCCTATATACGCAGGTACATTTGAGGAAATGCGTGAAAAGCGTTCCGAAGGCAATCGTAGCTTTATGTCACACGGTTATGGCTCAGTAGCATACGATTCAGAAACACATAAGTACTACAACATCTACACCCAACAGGAAGTACCAGCCAGTGAACGCTATTGGTAACAACCAAGCCTGACCAGCAGACACCCAAGTTCGAGCCTTGGGCAGGCACTAAGTTTAACATACATTTAATAACCTAATTTATAGTATTATGACACTTACAGTAAAAACCAAAAAAGAAAAAGTTGACGGCCTTTTGCTACTCCCGACAATTTTAGTAAGCCACATGAAAAGTGAAAACAAAAGCGTGACACTAATTCAATTTGGCTTCATGCATAATGTTTATGAGGCGACATTCATTAAGTCATCGTGCTTAGAATAATCAATGCATAAGCTTTAGCCCGACCAGCAGACACTTAAGTGCGAGTCTTAGGCGGGCACAATTGGCAATATTGCCAAAAGAACAATACAAAATTATAGCATTATGATTGATTTGAACAAATTCTATGCACAGTTTAGCGCAGACCCATTGGGTACCAAATATAAAATGGTACAAAGTGCTACAAAAGTAATATTCGAAGCTGTGCAAGGGGAGTATTATGGCTTTTCAGATTTGAAGCACCTAAATTACTCTGAAATATGGGATTGGCTTGGTTGGCCTGACTTTCAAGACAATGGTATATTTATGCAAGCCGTAGATATTGCGGCAGATACAATCCTTAGAGTGATGGGATATAAACCGCAACACTAATCAAAAGAATTATATCAAAATGATTAAAACGTATTATCGCAACGAGTACACTGAAAAACAGTGGAAAGCCTTAATTGATAAGGCTGAGGAAATAGGTTGCAAAGTGACTTATGGCCGTTATGGCGACCGCGCTGAAATTGATAGCACGGAACGAGAGAATGCTGTTCTCCAAAGTACCGGCAAAAGCGTTGACGATTGTGAAGCCAGAAGCTTTTGGGCAGAGCACATTCACAGAATGCTACAAAAAAGCACAGACCTTAGAATATGGAAAGTGCAGCCTAAGAGGTACCGTAAAGGCTATTGTGCAACTAAATTCAAGAGCAAAGAGCCCGCAGAACACGAGCGAGAACGCCTCGAGAGAATAACAGGTTTTGAATGGATAATAACAGTAATAGACGAATAATTATGAAAGCAGATTATTATGAAGTGGGCATTGTTGCAATGGATAACGAATGCAACAATATAGTGAAGTGCATTAGCATTGATGTTCTCGGTACTTTTAAGTGTGCTATGCAAGTTTGTCAGCACACTATCGAGGAGCTTGAAGCAGGCCATTATAACAACCAATTACGTGGCATACAATATTGCTACATTACTATATTGCCGTATGATAGCGACTGGGATGGTGCTCTTGGCTTTGCTGAAAATTATAGTACTGCATATTATCATCGTGTTGGTGATAATTGGAAAAAGGTGGCAGAGTAATAAGCAAGCCTAATTAACCAGAATGGCATACACCAAGGTTCGAGTCCTTGGCTGGTACTATTAACAACATTTAATGTTTTTTAACATACTTCCACGATATATGTGAACATAAATGTGTACTTTAGCAACATGAATAATAATAACTTAAATTATAGTAATTATGAAACGAATTAAAAAATCATCAAAAATTGGAAATTATTATTTACGCTTGTATGAGAAAGCAGAAGCAACGAGTGTTGAGCAATTCTATAAACAGCCTTCATCCACTAAACTGTATATTGAACAAGTTATGTTATGGAAAATGGAGCGAGAACAAGGAAAATATTACAAAGTAATAAGTGGTAATTCATTTTGCTTTACAGCAGCTTGGATAGCCGCAGATGGCTTACACGTTGAAACGCCCCACAAAACATATTTAATATGCTAACAACTTAAATTATGAAACGTAAGAGAATTTACAACAGAGTTATGGACGATGACTGTGATTATTGCCCATTAGGAGAGCTGCTCACTGACAAAGAGTTGGAGCACATACACAATTGCAGGCTTAAAAGAGATTGGCCGAATACGGCTAAAGTAAAAGTAAGAGAAACATACTACTTCTTTGGAGTACGTTTTGCAGATAATTACGAGCTAATAAAACAAGGAGAATGAGCAGAAACGATATTGTAGAATTGGTTAAGTCTTTTTGCTCAGAAAACAAATTAACATTCGTTGACGATATACATGTAGGCGACTCAGTTTTAGTACTCATTAGAGGCGAAAAATGTGCCAAAATGTTCGACAACTTTTTAACAGAGCATTATTTAACACATACTACCCCAGCATTGATAGTTGATGGCATAGGAAGCTACATTACTATCTCCTAACCAGAATGGCATACACCAAGGTTCGAGTCCTTGGCTGGTGCTAAGTTTAACTTAAAAACTAAATTGATATGGCAAAATTTCCAATTAAATCTTTTCAAAGCCACGGTTATTATTGCATAAATTCTTCGCTCATCGAAGTGCAATTTAATAACACAAACGAAGCAGTTCGTTATCGTATAACTACGTTTAACTATGCTACTGGTGAGAACACAGTGTATTATGGTTATTGGCAGCCTATTCGCTATGACAAGAATTACAGGCCATATATCAGAGATTGGCATGGTAATGCACCAAGTGGTACTCCATCAAGAAAGCACAAGCCACTCTATCTCGATAACTTCATTAGAACCAAATGCAATTTTTAATATGGCATGGTTCCCTAAAAAACAAAGCAATCCTATAACTAACTTAGTTGGTGAGCTTAATGGATGTTTAGGCGGCATTTACTTCACAACGTCTATTGTACCACAAGCAGGTGTCTGTCTATACACATTAAACCTCACCAACTTAGGTTTAGCTCAGCACAAGTATGGTTATATAGCCATAGATGGAGCTATAACTTATGAGGCTATGCTTAATTACCTTCAAGGCGTCCTCGTTGGATATAGGGCCGCAAAGATGAAAAAATGACGTTAACAATTTTTCACAAACCAGTTTGAATTTTTAACACAATTTTAACACAAACTATCAAAAAAGCATATTACTTTTGCATTGTCAACATTTAATTAATAACACTAAAATTTTTATCCAATTATGGCACAAAAAAATTTCAGCTCAATGAGCACAAAGAAACTCTTTTCACTTCTGGAAACAGCAAATGATGAAGACAAAGCTAAAATCGAAGACGTACTTAACAAACGTTCAAACGCAGTTGCAGCACCAAAAGTAGATGGCGAGACAGCTACTGAAGCTGTAGAAAACGGCCAAACAGAAAACGTCGAAGCAAAAGCTGAAGCACAAGCCGAAACAGCTAAGATGACTGACAATGACCGCCACGCACTCGCTGAAGAGCTTCGTGCAACTGTTCTCAATCACCGTTGCGAGGTTGTTCCTTTCAACACAATTGAATGGGTACCTGGCACTATCGTTGGTATCATCGAAGATAAACGCTCTAATAAAGTAATGTACGCAGTAAAGACCGATGATGGCCGCCGTATCGTTAAAGCTTATGGCACTAACCTCCTTCGCGTACTCGATGAAACTGTTGAACCTGCAAAGCGTGGTCGTTCAAACAAAGCCACCCAGCTCGATGAGAATGGCAATCCTATCAACACCAACACAGACTGGACTGATGAGGAAATCGAAGAGTCTATCAAAGCTGTAATCAGCAATGTTGGTAAGACGATTAGCTATCCTAAGACAGGTGCACTCGGTGTTGAGGTAGAAGGCGAAACAGAAACTGGTCGTATCGTATCACTCGTTCCAAACAAGCGCCAAAAGACTATCCTTTATCGTATCGAAGTTGACCAACCTGAAGGTGCTACCGAAAAGAAATACGCCCACAAGGTTACTTCAAACGAGTCACTTGTACTTGCTGATGAGCTCGATGAAATCGGCAAAACAATTAATGAGAAGTTCGTTGCCCGCCGATACAAGGAAACAGCAAATGTTGCTTCTCTCACTCCTGAAGAGGCATTCAAAGCTGCTGAGGCATCACTTAACAAGGCTAAAGAACAACTTGAACGCCAAAAAGCTACAGTAGCTAAGCGCGAAGAAGCTTATATCAAGGCTAAAGAGGCGTACGAAGCTTCACTCCTCAATGGCGAAACAACCACTGAGGCTGTAGAAGCTTCACTCCTCAATGGCGAAACAACCACTGAAGCTGTAGAAGATGAATTAGCATAAATCTCCCACATTGCACTTCCTTTTATTATTTCTCATGGAATCTTTCTGATTTTTTATGGAATCATTCGGGGTGTGGTAGCTGTGAAGCTGCCACATTTTTTATGCATTTTTGTAAAAAACCTTGTTTTAAAAATTGGCAATATTTCGATGTAATTTGAAGCTCTCAGAGCGCTCCTCTCGCGTTATTATTCTCAGACGATATATTTATCGTTTTAACTATTAAAGCGCGAGAGAAGTAGCTCTCTGCGCTACTGGAGATACCTGGAGTTATAAGTAACTCTTTACTTGAGAAGTACATATTTACATTAATATCTTAAAAATATTATAATGCAAATAATTCTCCAGAGTGAACTCACTGGAGCGCTCCTCTCGCGCTATTATTCTCAGACGATATATTTATCGTTTTAACTATTAAAGTGTGAGAAAAGTAGCTTTCTGCGCTACTGGAGACGCATGAGACTATAAGTAGCTTTTAGTTTGACTATAAATTTATAC